TCAGACATCCAGAAAGAATACGAAAAAATGCGGGGAGATAAACGATGAGCACAGGCAGACAATGCTGAGCCAGAACTGGAAAACATGGCGGCGGCAACACCCCTCCATGAGCAGGACAATGAACCGGCGACGGAAGCCTCGACTTATATCCTGAACACTAACACAAAGCGCTTTCATTATCCGTCCTGCAGCAGCGTGGACGAGATGAAGGATAAGAATAAGCAGGAGTATACCGGAACGCGGGATGAGTTAATTTCGGAAGGGTATAAGCCATGCGGCAGGTGCAAACCGTAAAGGAGAAGAGCGCATCTTGTCAGTATACGAAATCCGCGGTATCATGGAAAAAACAAAAGGACTACGGAGTAATCATATTGACATTTTATAGTGCATAATATATAATATAAATGCGTTAAGGACATACACTTAACGAATCATAGTTCCCATAATAGTTCTTGGTATGGTATAAGATGCTATTGGGAATTCTGACTAAAAAACCGCTTCGTTTATTTGAGGCGGTTTTTTATTTTTTAGGCACCCTTTTACAGCTTCTGCGCCTTCCAAGTGCGGGGGTTATAAAAAATGTTGTACGGTATTTTGTTTTTTGAGAAGCGCTGCATGGTAAAGAAAAAGTCCGATACAGGCTCAGCCTGACAAAATCATCATACGTTTTCAGAGGTCACCAAAAACGGTGGCCTCTTTTTTGCTGCCGAAATCTGTCCGTCCAAGGTAGGATATGGTATAATAAGAGACAGAAGAAAACAACGCAAGGGAGCCGCTATGAAATCGAAAAGAAACAATAATCGCCCGGCGTCATTCCGCGAGAAGTGCAGGAACGCATTCGCTGGAGCCATAAAGGGACTGGCGAATATCAATGCTGCGGAAAAAGAAAATGTGGCAGCGTCCTTCGACCTCGATAAACGCAGCGTGGAGCGGCGCATTGACGCCATGGAGAAGAACCGTGCCGTGGCGAAGCGTATCGCAGAGGGCTGCATCAAGGGCGACCCAAGCTTCAACTTCGATGACGAATGGATTGCGATAAATATCCTCATGGACCCGCCGTACAATGTCGGTGAAGAGATGTTCTGTTATTCTCTGGCAGCGGCCATCTGGATTCTCGACGCAATTCGTGCAAATCAGAAGATGGACGAGGCGCTGGCACTCCTTCCGAAAGACAAAGATAAACTGAATTCTGTGCGTCTGCCGAAATGTGTGTCTCCGTGCTACAGCGAGGCAGTGTTGCGGAGCATGGTATACACCATCCTGCACCGGAACGAGGACTGTGTTGGACTTATAAAATCCCCGAAGGACCCGGCAAGGGTCTTTGTCACGGATGGGTATACGATTGCCGGGAAACAGCATCAGGATGTGCCGTCCAGACAGGTGTTTGATGGAATTCTGGCGCTACTGCCGGAAGACATGGTCGATAATGCCGTCAACACATTCGCATTCATGTCAAAAGCCGCAGTGAACCGATATTTCCCCTGCCGTAACAAGTGGATAAAGAAGGAGATAAAGTACGCCGAAGAACTCAGAAAGAAAACAGAAGAGCTCAAAGTCATCTCTGAGGAAAGCGTTAAACTATCAGAAAAAGCGAAAGCTGCCTTTACCGGAAAGAGTATTCAGCGAAGAATAGAAGGTGTCCCGCTTATTGATGATAAGATGCAGGTTGCAGCAGATGTATTTGACCTCAAAAACCGCAGCGATAATATCATCGATGAGATGGAAGCGATTCAGGATGAACGCGATGCACTCTATGACGAGATATCCGATTTCCAGAATGACAGCATTATAAAATCCTACTGGACCGAAGAAAGCTGGGCAAAACGGTATCCGAAACTCATAGCAAGATATGCAGCGCGGTATTCAGTGCCGGACCCGTATGAGATGTGCTTTGCCTTCTATTACCTCATCGACCAGGGCGATGACCTCGCATGGCTGTATTATCCGACCAGCGTTATTCTGTCCTTCTCTGCCGCTCAGCTGCCGTGGAGCGGTGGGACTGTGAAGGAGTTGAGCGACAAGAACGGAGCTGACACGGCAGATATCATCGACGTTTTCCCGCACATTGACATTTACAATGAACTCCATACGAAGGATAGCCGGATGGTGCCGATTTCCTGGAACGATATGAGTTTGCACCTGCCTCCCGATACGAAGCGGGAAGATAATCTGAGATACACACCATCGAAAGCCATCTATACCTTCACGAACGGCGCGATAGTGCCCCGCAATACGAGGAACATCGATGCGTTCGCAGAATCCCTCTATGACTGCGGCGTGACGGCAGATGAAGGTAAGGCTATCTACGGTGCGTATATATCTGTACTCTCTAACCTCGAAGAGCGGGTGGATTTCAAGGACAATACCGAGTCTCTCGCAGCACAATGCAAGGAGTATGAGAAGGAGCTCGAAAGGCTCCGGAAAGAGAACGAACAGCAGAAAGAGGAACTGTACAAAACAAAGAAGGAGTTGTCTGATAAAGATACCCTCTTAGAGAAGCAGGCGAATAAGAGAACCGTAGAAAAACAGGAACTCAACGACCTGCGCGAACTGATATTCGCTCTGACCAACGATGCAGGGGAGGAGAAGCCCAGCCAGAAACCGAACACCGCGTTCCCGTACCATACCCAGAAGAAGCATGTTGTGTTCGGCGGTCATCCGACCTGGCTGAAAGCCATCAAACCGATGCTGCCCGATGTCAAGTTCATTGAAGGCGTACCGAGCAGCGAACAAATCAAAGGTGCCGAGATGGTATGGCTGCAGACGAATTATATGTCGCACAAGGCATTTTATAAAATTATCGATATCGTCCGCAGCAAAAACATCCCGCTCCGGTATTTCACGAGCGCTTCGGCTGCAAAGGGTGCGGAACAGGTAGTGGCGGCGGACAGCGGTAAATGACCGCTTTAAAAACGAAGGAAAAAGCAAATGGGCAAATACATGACGCACGAACAGCTGCCGTTCAAGGGTAAGCTCGTTAAAATCCGGCTGCGGACCTATGGATTCAACAGTATTGTCACTCAGCCACGAAATGAGGAGGAACTCCTCGAAATCACGCCGAGCGGCACCGTGAAACTCACGACAACCCGCGTGGACGGTCGGCAGAAACGCAAGGTTCAGATACCGGTGGAGGATGCCGAATACATCTTCAATGTGTTTATTGCCGTATTCTCCGAATACAATAAAATGAAAATCCCGACCAATTCCGGATTCTGGAGAGTCCGCCTGCTGACCGATGAGAATGAAGTGTTCTTCTACCATGGCTCGAACGGACAGGATTTTGTGTACGAGGGCAAGACCTTAACTGAGATTCTCAGGGAAAGGACGACGCTCAAAGAACTCAATGGCTTTGCTATGAGCATCGATAAAGAAAGCCGTGTGTCGAGCATCGACATCGACTTCCATCAGACGGTGACGGAGGATGCAGCTGAGAAGGTCGCAGAAAAGTATCATGCGCCGGTGGAGGATGTCGTTGAACGGCTCATTATCAGCGACATGACCCATGAAATTGCCTACAATCGCAGGGTAGGGAACCACAAGTGTGTATCCCTGACATTTGAGATGCCAGAAGCGGTCAAGGACCTGCTTGCATGGTATGAGGAGCAACCTCTGTTTGAGCCCGGCGAGGTGAATCCGAAACCTGTCACAAAAGAAGGCGTCAGCAGGACCTACCAAATTACGGTTTTGTACACGGACAAGAAATCGGCGTCCTATACGGGGTCTTTCGATAAGGAGGGACTTCCGGGCAACTGGGCAGATTTTATTGGCAGAGTTGCTGCGTTCTTTGATACCGAAAGTCTCGGCGAGATGTTCAATGCGAGAACCTTCGACCGAGTCCCGGCAAAGACTGACAATGCCGTTTTCTGCGGCGTTGAGATTCTCGGAGTGGTCGGGGTCCGGTATTATCGATGCGATGACGATGTGTGTTTGGGTGATGTTGTCATTGTGCCGACTCCTGCGAAGAAGCAGAATCTGGCCGGGCAAGTCGTAGAACTCCGGCGCTGCAAGGCGACTGCCATCCCGAAAGAGTTGCAGAAAGCTAAAGATGTGCTCTACATCATTAGGGACGGGGATGCTGAAAATTACGGGTGAAGCAGAGCAAAAAATGAGTGTCTGTGAAATCTATTAGAAATTGCTGAAAGGATACCAGTATGGCGGAAAATGGCAAAAATAAGCCAGCTGTAGATAATGACGGCTGGACTCCTATGTGGGAAGGCAAACCGAAGAAACCGGGTGGCTATCTTGTGACGCGTGTCAATCCAAAGATGACCACGGCGGCTTTCTTTGAAGATGGCAAGTGGTGGAGCGATGCGTTGCACGAACGCATGTGGCCGTCTTACATGATTATTGCGTGGAAACCCATGCCTGCGCCTTATGCGGGCAATGCAGCCACTTTTGTGCCTGATGTGGACCTGAAAGCGGCAGTAGAAGTATTAAAGCGGCGTGAAAGGGACGTTGAGCGTTACGCATACATAATGGAACAGGTATGGAAGGTAGATGTCTCGCAAGATGAGGACTTCCAGCGAGTGTTCAACGCTTTCTATCGTGTGCGCCGAGACGAAGAATGGCGGAAAATATACTTTGAAATGTTCGAAAAAGTGAAACAAAATCCGCAATCGCGGTTTGATAGGACTCTCGAAGAACTTTCCGTAAGAGTTGGAACTCTTGAACCTTCTTTTGTCAGTAAGATGTTGGCAACAGTGGACATCAATGAGCCGATATGGGACGCGAATGTCCTTGCCATGTTGGGGCTAAAACCTTGCAAGAAAAGTGGCAAGTATCGGCCTGATGATATCTATGACTGCTACAATACAATCAATCATTGGTATTATGAATTCAAAAAGTTGCCCGTGGCAAAAAAGTGGATAAAGGCATTTGACAGAGCACTGCCGAAGCATCAGGGCATCAGTGCAACGAAGAAGATTGACTTTATCCTATGGGCTGGCGGCGAGGCACGCATAAAGACAAAGCGGTAATTGGCGTGCGGGAGCAAAGGCTTCGCTGAGGCTGAAAAAGAATAAAACTAGAGGGACAAGAACATGTATGATGGCGTACCCTTTTCGGGCAGGCTGGTAAAGCTGCGGCTGAAATCAAATGCTTCGAGCTACGGGCCTATCCCGGAGCCAGATGCCGAGGTGGAGCAGAAACTTGAGGTTTCCGTCAAAAAGAAAACAGCAAGGCTGTCCTGCTACAATTTCGGAAACGGCGCTAAGTATCTGCTGAATCAGGTATATGTGCGCAGAGAATCCGAAAAGGATATCATGGATATTCTGGCGATGTTTGAGGCGGTGTTTTCCGCCTGTGAGCCAACAGGGTTTGTTTGCGATGCCGGGAGCTGGGAACTCGTTCTGACCAACGATAAGCGGGAACGCTTCCATTACGAGGGCACGCTCTGCACGGATTTTAACTGGCAGGGGAAGAGCGTATCCGACCGTCTGCGCTCGATACTCGACTGGCCAGACCTCTGGGCGTTTGCGCCTGCATTGGAGGAAGAAGCCGATGCGGGCAGCGAGACCGATGACGAGGATACGCTGATGTGGCACACGAACGTTGTGCGAGAAAAAGACAAGCCTTGAACGCTTAGTTACCGGAGTGGATGCGTGGGAAGGGTATAGTGTGTTCAGAACGGAAGAACCAGCATACTCTGGCACCCAGCTGGCGGTAGAGCAACGCCTCAGCGGGCGGAAAACATTCAGCCTCAACGGCGGATAAGGCGGGAACATCAGCGGGTACAGCGTATCGAATCGTCATGGCCTTCGCTATGCCTCACAAGGATTTGCCAAGATTGTAGGCGTCCAGCAGAGTCTCAGTATGGTTCTTTGCATCTCCCGGCTCGGCAATACCTTTGCCGAACACATAGCCTTTAAGCTCAGCCTTCTCGAAACAATCGACCCAACCCTGCAAACCGTTGTAGGCTTTGTCGATGACGTGTGCATCGTCATCTGCGGCGGTGGCAAGCATATAAATGTCACGGAACTTGTAGTCGGACTCGTACAGAGGATTCAGACGGTCAAGCAGCGTCTTCATTTGGCCGCACATCTCGTAATAATAGATAGGCGTGGCGAAGATGACGACCTCGGATTCCTTGACCTTTGCCATGATTTCGGCTACATCATCCTTCAAAACGCAGTGACCGGTTCTCTGGCACGACATGCAGCCGATGCAGAACCGGATATCTTTGCCGTGCAGGGACACGAATTCAACCTCATGACCCGCATCCTTCGCGCCGCGCTCGCATTCCTTTGCCAAAATCTCCGAATTGCTATTTCCGCGCAGGCTTGTGGAAACTACAAGAACCTTCTTTGCCATCGTTTTAACGCTCCTTTTGCTCTGGCTTTTGCTCGTCAAACGCAGAAAATCTGCCGCGCCAGCATCGAGCCGCTGTTTGTCTTCATTACTTTGTGGATGAACCCCTTGATATTTTCCTTGCTGTACTCGCTCTCGGCGGCGTTCACGATGTAATCGGCCTCGATGAGGATTTGGTAATCGATGCCGTCAATGTCAGTCAGGGTATGGTGATGGCTGACCAGATACGCAACGCGGTCAACCTGTGCCGGGGTCAGACCAGTATCATGCAGAAATTCCCGCACCAAGGGCCCGCCTTCAAGCTCCTGATGTTTGCCGTCTGCATTGCCGTATTTCTTTCGGCAGAGAGGGCAGGCAATGTCATGCGTGATAGCGGCAACTTCCAGTATGTACTGCGTCTCAGCATCAATATGTTCGAGTTCGCCGATGGTCTTGGCGAATGTCCAGACACGAACAAGATGGTCGATGTCGTGGATGTTACCGTTAGAATAGCAAATCATCTTCTCTAAAATTTCCGCAATAGTCATGCCTCATACCCTCCAATACCCTCAGAATTGCCGTTTGTCTTAGTCCGGAAAAACCTCGCCAAGTGCAAGCACTGCATTGCGTACACACTCAGGACAGGGACAGAGCGGCTTGCCGGTTTCGATGCCTTTCAAGTCCTTGCAGATAGTAGCGCCGCATTTAGCCTCAAACTTCTGCAGGAGTTCTTTAGAAATCCGGGGCGTGGCTATGCCATCGGTCAGTATACCTGCTACCATCACAGCGCCGACAAGAGCGCCGCAGGTGCTCTCCATGCATCCCATACCGGCAGCGTACCCCGCCGTCAGCTTCATGAGGGTATCCTCACCGACAGGCAGCTTGTCCTGAAATACTTTGACAACCGACTGCGAGCAGTTGCACTTGCCGGTGGCTTTCAGTTCATACGCGGCTGCTGCGCGTTCCTCAATACTTTGCATATTATCACATCCTGTTTTTTTACTATTATAGCACGAAGAGGCGTCATTGAGAACGCCTCTTTTCATTTTGTCAAGAAGTCAGCGGTTGTAGTAGCGTAAATCGGACTACAACCGGAGAATTTTTTAATCTATATTGCAACTGTCGGTTGTAAATGATATAATAAAAACAACCAATAAGCAACACAATACAACAATATCGCGTAAAACGAGCGGCGGGAGGGGAAAGACCATGGCACAGGAGCGGACAATACTCCATTGTGATATGAACTGTTTCTACGCTTCCTGTGAGATGGCCTACCACCCGGAATTGCAGGGGAAACCGATTGCTGTATGCGGAGACCCGGAGAGGAGAAGCGGTATCGTTCTGACAGCATCCTATCCGGCAAAGCGTATGGGCGTAAAGACCGGCATGCCGCTCTGGGAGGCACAGCAGCATTGTCGGGATATTATCTTTGTACCGGCACACTATGACATGTATACGAGGTTCAGCGGGTATACTAGAGAGATATTCCTGCGCTTCACGGACCAGGTCGAGCCGTTCGGTCTGGATGAAGCATGGCTCGATTGTACCGGCAGTCGGATGATGTACGGCGACGGTCTGACGATAGCTAAGAAGATTTCTGACACGATAAAGGATGAACTTGGCATCACCTGTTCTATTGGTGTTAGCTGGAACAAGACCCTTGCAAAGCTCGGCTCAGACTACAAGAAGCCGGACGCTATCACGGTCATCAATCGAGAGAACTTCAAGGACATCGTATTCCCGCTTCCTGCCTCGGATTTGCTTTATGTCGGCAGCAAGACATCAGCGAAACTCGCCAACTACGCCGTGCATACGATAGGGGACTTGGCGCAGGCGAACCCTAAGTTCATCCAAGAAAAACTCGGCAAGGTCGGTATCATGATTTGGCAGTTCGCCAACGGCATGGATACCTCTGCAGTAGCCAAGTACGAGTACAAGGATGTCGTTGCGCCCATCAAAAGCATCGGCAACAGCTGGACTACGCCGCGTGACCTTATGACGGATGAAGATGTCTGGATAGTCCTTTATCTGCTTTCAGAGAGCGTTGCGGCACGGCTCCGGGAAAATCATTTCCGGTGCCGGGGCGTGGAGGTGACGCTTCGGGATTCGAGCCTCTTTGCGTTCGAACGGCAGACAAAACTCGGACAACCCACGATGCAGGAGCGGGAGATAGCGCAAGCCGCCTATCTATTATATAAGAAGAACTACCGGTGGAATGAGCATCTCCGTTCGATTGGTGTTCGCGCTATTGACCTACGACCAGACACAGAGCCGAGCCAGATATCCTTTGACTATTCTGCTGAAAAGCAGGAATCCATGGAAAAACTCGAATCCGCTATCGACGGAGTCCGGAACCGATTCGGATACTATTCCGTACAGCGCTGCGTGATGTACAAGGACAGGTTCCTTTCGCATTGCGACGCAAAGGGAGACCATACAATACACCCGCACGGGTATTTGCAGGGGAGCATTTAATAGTATATGCCTGAACAGCGAATTAAGAAATATGTGGAAGTCATCGCAGACTTCCTGCCGGACGGAACGCTCACACCGCAAACCGTCGTCTGGGATACCGGGCAGAGGTTCGACATCACAAATATCTCCGAGATACTGCCTCGAAAATACTCAAAGACAGGCGGTGTCGGTGTTCGGTATACCTGCCAGATAGGCCGGTGCAGCACCTACCTGTATTATGAGGTAGGGAAGTGGTTCGTGGAAGCAAAAGAAAATGCCGTGGACGAAAACCCCGCTTGAAAGAACAGGGAAGACACCACGGCAAAATTAGAAGGAGGAAGATAGCGGGTTAGTTTTCGACCTCATCATCGGCCTTGTTGAGAGCTTTAAGAGCACGCTTGAAAACGACAAGTTCCTTGTCGGTCAGAGCAGCGTTCACCAGCTGGACGTAGAACTCGGGACGGGACAGTACTGGCTGGAAGGTTCTCGCATAGGTCTTGCCTGCACGGACGAAGCCGACGCTCTCGATGAACTTCTTGTCCATGAGGCTATTGAGAAATAGAAAAATCGAGCGCTCCTGCCAAGAGTTGCTTTCGTCCTTCTTGGCTTCTTCGATAATCTGCTGCCCGGTGAGCGGGTCTTTGCTGTTCCAGAGGATATCGAGGACGGACTCCTCAGCAGCAGTCAAATGATACGGATAAGTTTTCTTGTTCATTTTCATACACCAATTTTACTACTATATGGATAGGTTGTCATACTGCTTTCATTATATCAAACAATATAAATTCGTCAATATTGTTTTGGAAATTTAGCAATTTAGACATGGCAAGATAATTTAACTAAAAAATGATACAACACGATAAAATTGAAAGCGGGGTGGGCAAATGGGTAAGTACACAGACAAGACTTGCTGCTTCACTGGGCACAGGATTATCCCTCCCGGAGAGGAGTCTAAGATACTGATTCGTGTCCGGCATCGACTTATCCCGCTCATCCAGAGTGGCGTCACCTACTTTGGCGTGGGTGGAGCTTTAGGCTTCGATACGATGATGGCGGACCTGCTTTTAGAGCTCAAAAAGGAGAACTCCCGGATGCGGATTATCGAGGTGCTGCCGTATGAGGGATACAGGGCCAAGTGGACGCCCGAACAGCAGCTGCATGCAAAGAACCTCGACCGGCAGATGGATAAGATAGTGTATGTGTCTAAAGAGCCGAGCAGAGGCGCATATCTTGCCAGAGGCAGGCATCTGGTAGATGGTTCTCGTTACTGCATCAGCTACTGCAACAAGCCAACGGGCGGCACAGCCTTCACCGTGAAGTACGCTTTAGAGCGGGGCCTAACTGTGTACAATGCCTCCTCTTTTGATGTAAACACCCTCTTAGGGCACAAAACACTCGGAAACAGCTAAAATGCACAAAAAACACATATCTTGCTATTGAACATACAGCGAAATATGCTCGATTTTTATAGGTTTGTTGTGATTTTTATGGAAATCGGCGCAAAATCAAAGGTAACATGATGTAACAATTGGCGTTCGATTAGGAAAGCTATGCGCAAAATATGTGCGGTGTTAGAGAAGGCTTATGTACCTTGACAGTGTGATACTGATATGTTACATTGACACAAAAACGGCGATACAGCGCGATTGGGTCTGCGCTGATTTTTGCTAATATTGCCCTAAGAACAGCAGATTTTGGATATTTACTCGAAATTTGGTTAAATGGAGCAGCAGACATCCCGTTGACGGCGCAACATCAAAAAAAGGGAGGCACGAAAAGCGTCTCCCTTGGTGTTGAGATTCACGGGATGATGCTCACGGACCCGTCCCGAATCGCTTCCTCGATGCAGGAAATCTGAGATTCAGCAAACAAGCGGCATACACGCAGCTGATTGTCCAGCTGCTTTTTCGTGCATTTATTCGAGGAAACCATCTGCTGATAGTCATAGGCAGGGGAGAGGTCCGGCTGGAACATGACATAATTGAGCAGATTCTGGCAGGATGCGAACAGGACATTGACCTCTGCGCACCGGGAATTATGCTCGGCCTTTAGCCGTGTGCTCCACCGGCTTTTGCGGATGAGTTCCTTGCACTGCTTAAGAGCGGAAATACTGTATGTGGCTTTATCCATGGTTGGACCTCTTTTGTAAAGACTTTGATTTGTGTTGTTTTTGCAGCATATAAAGGTCTTGATTTGTGTTAAAATCCGGCGAATTACATCAATGATGCGTCAAACAGCTTGTTTCGGACTACATCCTCGTAAAAATGTCATTGCCGTCCAGATAGGTATAAGACTTTTCCTGCTCCACGAAACCGTTGAGGGAGATGAAGCCTAGCTGCCTGATACCGGGGTCGTTGACTCCTTCCATCCGCTGAGCCTCGCCATGAATCTCATCGAGGGTCATCGGCTGAGCAGAGTATTTCGGCAGATAAACCGCATAGCCGTCTGCGAGTTCCACGGCGATAGGAAACGCTTTGCTATCGCAGCGAACGGCGGTATCGGGATAGTAGCTACCGATGCTCCGGACGCCGTTCATCTGTCCAGAACGGACTTGCAGGCTGAAATATTCCCGGCAGATATCCTCGAAGCAACGGGCGATAAAGTCAGTTAGAGCGGGTGCTATATACTCGTCATAGAAAGTTTCTGCATCCAATACCTGAAATGCACTGGCGTTTTTATAGACATAGGTATAGTAGAACCGCAGCAGATTATCGCTGAGTTCGTAGGTTGCCTTCTTGTTATCGTTTGGCTTGTTGATAGGAATGTTGCGAGATAGGATTTCGAGGTCTGTCAGGGTCTTTATTTGCTTGGCGAGGTTTCCGGTTTTCTTGACGCCCAACGTATCTTCGATTTCCGTATATCGCTTCCTGTCGTTCCCAAGAGCAGAAAAGATGCGCTCGGCATTGACATTCAAGGAACTGTCCGAGAAGACAAGATGGCTGGCATACAGGTACACGGGACTCATCGGATTGAGAATCGTGCCGATGATGTTCTCTCGCAGAGTTGCAGCAGGATTCAGCGCCTGATTGATGAAGGGCGAGCCGCCGAAAACGGCATAGTGAGCCACCTTGTCATAGGCACTCTTGTCGGGATAGAACTTAGAGGTATCCAGATAGTTCAGTTCATCGAGTTTGAGGGAAGCAGCAAAGCGTCCATACAGAGGATTCCTCTCCTGCAGGAGGTCCTTCATCATCCCGATATGCGAGCCAGCGAGAATGAGTTCAATGTTTGAGAGGCGGTTGTCGATGATGCATTGAAAAACAGAATCGACCACGCCGGAATCGTTCATAGCGTAAAGATGGGTGTACTCGTCCACAACGACCACCATCTTCTGAGGCAAGGTGTTAAGGTAAGCAAATACATCCTGGAGGGTGTTAAAGGCAAGAGGTACAGGCAAAACCTTGACGCGAACCAGTTCCCGTACAAGGCCGTCGATATTTTCTTGCATGGTCCCTTTCAGGCACTCGAAGTATACAGTCTGATAGGGGCATTGTTCGAGAGCCTTCAAAATGAGTGTGGTCTTACCGACCCGCCTCTTGCCATATATAATCAAAGCCTTGCCGATATGTTCCTCCCGCAAGAGCGCAAGTTCTTCCTCTCGACCTACAAACATCTATTGCACCTCTTTGTCATACTGAAATTAAATTCAGTGAAATGTTGTTCAGGAACATTATATCATTAGTACGACAAAAAGGCAAGAATTGGCGAGAAAAGAAGAAGGACCACCGCACCGCAAGCGATGGCCCTATTTTTTATTGGCAGCATACGCCGCATAGCAAGAATTACATTTCCAGCAGTATGAGAGCAGCGACTACGGCAACAACAATGATAAGCAACAGAGGCCCGCAGCCAGAACCATTACCGCCACCGTTGTGATTCCCACCGCCGCCACCGGAACCGCCAAAGTTGCGGTCAAACGATTGTTTGTAATGCGCATAGCCGGTGCTGCCGCTTCCAAAATAGCCGTAATCGTTCGCCATAGTACACTACCTCATTCGCTATATTTGGCCTTGTTTCCCGCAAGAATATCTTCACAAATACTCTTATGCTCTGGCAACATCTCCAAAAACGGAGCCAACCTCTGCTGTACTTCTTTTCGGCCTTCATCATCCATACTGGAAACATCGTCGCAATCCTCGCATTCTAGTACGACATCGGTCACAACTTCGCTGAACAGGCGGAAAGCTAAATCGTGCGCTGTGCGGAAACTGCAATAATCCTCGCCTCGCTGTTTATCGGGATTTATCGTCATGAGGACATACCCGGCTTTCTCGGACCAAACAAGGTCTAAGCTGGGATGCCGGTGGATGTACCCGGAGAAAGCATCGGCAACACGGTCCATTTCGGCGCTTTTCAGAATGTAGTTAGGCATCATGATGACTGCCCTCCAAAATTGATATTTTTTGTATCTCGCTGGCACCAAGAACCGGTATATACCGTCCCGGCTCGATGACGGCGAGATATGCGTCCTCGGCACCGTTTTCCGGGTGAAACTCATCCACCACGCCTCGATGCGTGCTGTTATCGGGGCTTTGGGTCCACTGAATACGAGTGCCGCATACACAGCGGCTCATAGTAGCGATGATTTCGGTATAGGTCATATCTTAATAAGAGTCCTTTCAATCTGCGTACAGGGGAAGGCGTCTGCTAAGTCTTGCGATGAGGGTCTGCGCAGATACCTTTTTCGCGCCCATCTCGATGCGCTCCATGCTGTTGGGTTTTGCGGTCTCAAACTTCTCAGCCAGATTATCCTCATATAGGCGCAGAGCCTCGCGGATGGTTTCGACATCGAACAGTTTTGTGGGACCAAGGTCATAATAGCTGTTGCGTCCGGTAGGAATTTGGGGGATGTTCATGACAAAGCGCTCCTTTCGAGAGAGTGGCTTATTCTTTGTGTTCCGTTCTGACATTCGTCCGTATGGCTCTGACTGCGGCAGTCTTGCCCGGCATACCTTGCAGCAGACGATGAAAACGGCGATAATGAGTAAGATAGTGGTTTTCGGACAGGCATGGAGGCTCTTTGCTTTCTAGCCTGTCTTTATTATACTACTTGGTCTGTCCCATAATTTGGACTTTCAGCGAAAACCGGTAGATTATCTGAAAATATTTTGGCAGTTAAGGTTTTTTGCTCATTTTAACTCGGTTTCTGCATCTTGACTCAAACAAAGTTAGGATACAAAAAATGAGTTAAGAAACCGGATAATGCATTTTCCGGGAAATTAGGCGACATACAATGAACACTGCTATGTCTACCTCCGGCGCTGTCAATACGCGAAGTTACCAAACATTGCCCATCAGCTTTGTGCAAGGCGAAAAAATAGTGGTTTCGAGTAAAGACAGATTGCATTTTGTCGCGGAAGATTATACAATATTTTATATATACAATGCGATAATATCAGCTGAATTTAGCAAGGAAAGTGGCTTGCCATGATAAACAAAGAGGAATTCGCCAAAACAAAAGACGAGATGCAGCCGGACGGAAAATATCAGATGTCCAGAAACAAGATAATCGTCCGAACACTGGACCTGTATCAGTCATTTGCTGAAATCAGGAAAGAATTAGACGGTATTGTAGCGGAACATTTCTAAAAGGAAATCGAGGAGAACACGATGAAGAAACTGACAAGCCTTATGATGGCAGCGGCATTGGCTGTATCCATCACAGCTTGCGGCGCTACGGCTAATGCAAACGCAACGGCATCTTCTGCCACCGACAAGAGCACAGCGACTGGCGAAGCAGGCAACGAGACCGTAACCATAACCTATCCTGAGTATATGATTCCGGGCGTAATGAGCGATGGCACGGATGAGGAGAGGATGGAAGCGGCAAAGGAATTCTGCAAGGTCCTGCTCGACAGAGAGGGTGTTTTGGAAGCAAAACCCAGCGCCGACGGGTCTGTCATTGCGACGATGACGAGAGAGGCGCACAAAAAGTCGCTCGACGACCTCAAAGCATCCATCGACGAGACATTTGCCGATTACTTCGACGATGGCGATGAATCGGATTTCAGCGACTATACCTACAATGATGACATGACGGTCTTTACCGTGAACATGGATGCCGACTATGAATCGCCCTATACGACGGAGGCGATGCTGTTTGGCATCAGCGCAGAAGGGTATCAGGCCCTGAATGGCGTCGAGAAGCCGAAAGTCACTATCAATTATGTAGATGAGAAGACCGGGAATGTCTTGGGGACATTGACATACCCCGATGACTACGATAAAATCTTCAGTAACACAGAGGATACGCTGCGCGAAATGGACGAAATCGACTGAGCCTAAAAACAATGCACCTACAATGATTGAGGCAGGAGGTACAGGAAATGTCTGAACAGAATTTCAAAGCATTTGAACTTAAAGTGAAGCCGGACGAATACGGTAACCTCAACAAGCCTCTGCCCGATACGGTTCCGAAACCCAATGTCGGATGCGGTATTCGCAATGACGAGTGCTTCGGCCTGATTTTTGCCTGGATTGTGGCACCGGAAGAAGCGATGGACTACGATTCCGTTGAGGATACCGTCAAAGATGTGCGCTTGTCCCTGATGGAGAATATGGGTCTTTTGGAGTGCAAGAACGGGTTGACCGCGAAGGGGCACAAGTACATCTACGCTATTCGGAAAATTCAGGAGACGGTGCAGGGCCTACCGAAACCGGAGGTATCGTATCTGTTGAACTTGAATGTGAATGTCGGCGAGGATGACTATTTCGTCAACGGCAGCTTTACCGAAGAAGGCATGACCGGGGCGCGGGACAGCTTCGGATTTGCAATGTTCCAGAACGCCATAAAAGAGAAATACCCCGAAAAGCATTTCACTACAAAAGAAATCATGAAGATGTTCTTTGAAGACCCCTATGATGCCGAATACAGGGAAGGCTTCCTCATGAACTTCTCGGAACGCGATATTTTCGATGAGAAATTCCCCGACCACCCGCTGAGCATTGCCAGAAAGTATGTGAAGTGGGTGCTCGAAAACAACTGATGCATTTGAGGTGCCACAGTGACATTTTATATTGAACCCATCAATCTCCGCCAATTGAACCTGTTCGACAAAGTCAAAGGCCCCGGGCATGTGGAGCCGTTCCTTGCTACCCGTGACATGCAGATTGGAGACATCGTGATGCTGCACGTGGGCAAGCAGGACCCGGCGCATGAGAGCGGCGTTTATGCCTATGGCACTGTTATCTACGGGCCCTATATCCTGACAGATAGCCCCGACGACTACTGCAACAATAAGCGGACCGTGGATATCCGCATCGACCGTATCGAGTATGAGAAACCCATACTTACGCATGAGCAGTGCATGAGGTATACTGGTCAGTACCGTGCCGTACACAGCATTGCGGATTCCTTTAACGGTAACCTGAAAATGGTACTTGGCATCGACTAAGATTCTTTTCGGAAATTTTCAGCAAAAAAGTAAAGAAAGTTTCCCATTTCAGCAAAAACCTAACAGGTACAAAAAGAGCGCTCACAAAAAAGTGGGCGCTTTTCTTGTCGGCATATAATCAATGGCTTGTGCCAAGGACTAAGAGTTAGCCATATGTACTGGGTACTATGCACAGTTTCGGGATATACCGCTTATGCAAAGGGGAGAACATTATCAGGAAGTTGTAAATTCTTCTGAAATTGACTCCAACAAATACATAATGTGATATAATATACTTACAAAACTATCCCTCAAAGTTAAAGGAGGTATATCATGAAAAGGAGAGTTAGTACAGCGAAAAGAATCGTTGCTGTAGCACTGGCTGCTACGGTTGCGGTTTCTTTGACCGGCTGCAAGAAAAGAAAAAATACCAACGATACGACGAGTTCGGATGTGACCACGAGCCAAAGTCAGGCTGCGGTTCCGGAAACACCAGAAGTAACTGCCACACCTGCACCGACCGCCACGCCTGCACCGACCGCCACGCCCGCTGAGAACACTGATAAGAAGGACAACACCACCAGCGAGCCGACTAAGACGGAGAAGCCGAGCACCGGCACTTCGACTTCCGGCGGGACTACCAAACCGGCAGCGACAAAAACACCAGCACCTGCTCCGGCAGCTACTCCGGCTCCTACCGCAAAGCCTCAGGTAAAATACACCTTCACGGTTCGCCGTCATGAGGCGACCTGCACCACGCAGGGCTACGATGAGCATATCTGCCATGAGTGGGGCGGTATGAACTACAATGACCGTTTTGTTCCGGCAAAGGGACATAGCTGGGATGGCGGTACAGTCACGAAGGCTGCTACTTATACCGAGACCGGTATCAAGACCTTCAAGTGCAAGGAATGCGATGAGACACGCACCGAGGAAATCCCGTCTCTCAACAAGACATATCATATCAAGAGCGTTGTTGCTCCGACCTGTACCGCTGAGGGGTATACCATCTACGAGTGCAACGAGGTCCCCGGTCTGACCTATAAGGGCGATTACAAGGCAAAACTGCCGCACGCCTACGATGCCGGTAAGGTCACAAAGCCCGCTACCATCTATGAGAAGGGTGTTAAGACCTTTACCTGCACCTCCTGCGGTGCTACTTACACGGAAGATATCCCGATGGTCGAAAAGACCTGGCATGAGGGCAATACGGTAGCGCCTACCTGTACAGAGAAGGGTTATACCGTTTACATCTGCGACCAGGATTCCGCTCTGACCGAAAAACGCGATTATACGAATGCACTGGGGCATGCCTGGGATACCGGTACAGTCACAACAGCAGCGACCTGTACGACAGCTGGTGTTAAGACCTATACCTGCACCCGTAATGGCTGCACAGAGACTAAGACCGAGGAAATCGCGGCTCTGGGGCACAAGTGGGATGATGGCACTGTCACCACGCCCGCTACCTGTGAGGCTCCCGGTGTAAAGACCTACAAGTGCCAGAATACCGGCTGCACAGAGACCAAGACTGAGGAGATTGCGGCTCTGGGGCATAACTACGATGAGGGTGTTGTCACCAAAGCTCCTACCTGCACCGAGGACGGCGTCAAGACCTTTACCTGCAAGAATGATAAGAACCACACCTACACGGAAACTGTTCCTGCGACGGGACATGCTTGGGACGCAGGTGTTGTTACCAAGGAAGCGACTTACGAAGAGGATGGCGAGCGCACCTACACCTGCAAAAATGACAAGACCCATGTGCATAAGGAAGTAATTCCTGCATTGGGCTATACCTTCACCGAAACTGTCGTTCCTCCTACCTGCACAGAGGACGGCTACACGCTGCACACCTGCAACGAGAATCCCGCAAAGACGTACCAGGATACGCCTGTTGCTGCGCTGGGCCATCAGTACAAGGAAGTCACTACTCCCGCCACCTGTGGTGCTCTTGGCAGCGTAGACAATGTTTGTGAGCGCTGCAACGATAAGCAGCATGTGAAAGACCTGCCTGCCACTGGCGAGCATCAGTGGGATGAGGGCGTCATCACCAAGGAGCCCACTGCCACCGAAACGGGCATCAAAACCTTCACCTGCAGCGTGTGCCAAACAATAAAGACCGAAGATATTGCTAAGGTCCATGTCCACGATTACACGCGCCTTGGCGAAATCGTCGAAGGACCCTATTGCGAGACTGAAGGCAAGCGTTGGATGTACTGCAGCTACGAGGGGTGCAACGAAAGAGTGTTGAAGCCTGTGCCCGCTATCGGCTACCATGATTGGGACACCGAGCACACCGAATGCCTGAAAAAGGCTACCTGCACCGAAAAGGGCACCATGCTGATGCACTGTAAGCGCGATGCTTCCCATACCATGACCTACGACTACGGCGGTACTGGTCACGTCTGGGATGAAGGCGTCATCACTACTCCGCCTACTTATGACGAATACGGTGAAAAGACTCTGAATTGCAAGAACTGCGATGCGACCATGACCGAAAAGGTCCTGCCCACCAAGTACACCTTCACTGTTACCGTTGTCCCGCCGACTTGCACCGAGGACGGCTACACGATGCACAAGTGCAATGAGGACGACAGCTTCTCTTACAAGGACAACATTGTACACGCCACCGGTCATCGTGCCGCGAAGCGTGTTATCGAGCCCACTTGTAAGGAAGAGGGTCGCACCGAAATATACTGCATCGTCTGCGGTGAAGTGAGCAGCACTTTCGATGTCACGCCCAAAAAAGACCATACTTGGGATGACGGTGTCGTAACTACTAAGCCCACGGCTGAAAAAGAGGGCGTCAAAACCTATACCTGCAAGGTTTGCAATGAAACGAAGACGGAGACCATCCCGCGCCTGAACAGCAGCGGCAAGTAAGTTGTAAGCTTACAAAAAGCACAAGAAACACAAAGAGGAGCGTCTGCTTTGGCGGACGCTCCTCTTGCTGTGTCGGAATACTGGATTGGTTGGTATCATTCTTCGGTTTTCTTTTTGAGCCACTGTCTGCGCACGAACGGCATAACATAGGTCTCATCCTCATGCAACTCGAAGCCGTAGCTTTCTGCAATTTTCAGAGACCGTTCGCTCGCTTTTTGTCCGGCAGCATGTCCACGAGGTATTCGTTCAGAACGGTGGCTAAAGAGAGCACGTTATTGGTATACAGTTGGCACTCCCGACTCAGGGCTGGTGTAATAGCCATGTATACTCCTTAAAATGTTAGGTGCTCTAAGCAAAGCTGTGCTACGGGCAGAATTTTATGCGCTGTATCGTTGCGCAGGTATTTAGGATTAAGGTACCTGAGCCCGAACCGGACCCGGTCAAGCGCATCGGCATCTTTGAGAATCGTATACAGCAGCCAGATGCGGTCAATGTTCGGCAGAGAAAGGGCCTCCAAATCTCTGCGAGCGACAGCATCATCGAGGCAATGATACTCGATGAGAAATCCAGTACCGGGATTTTCGGGTTTGCGGTCAGCAGCATAAATATCGCGGGATGCCTTGCCATGGCTATCGTCAACGTAATCGTTCGTACGGCCGATGTCGTGGTAAATGACAGCATCCATCAGCATCTGCGTTTCTTCTTCGGAAAGCATAATGCCATCCATCTCAACGAGAAGCAGCGCGTTGAATAGTACACGCAGCGTGTGTAGGGCATCGTGCCCGGACTCATTTGCATCGAGTTTGCCATGAACTGCATACAGATGCCGAATCTCTTCGCGGCCGGCTTGGTACAGGGGCATGATTTCGAGAATTTCTTCTTCGACAGATTCTAAGCCATACAGAGTATCGACTTTTACAGATTTCACGGCAGACGGCAAAATGACAACTTCAGCCTCATTTCTTTCGGGGAAGAACTCAATGATATCATCCTTCGATACCTCTGCCGATACGATAGTGCTGTCTTCAGCGCTCGGCAACCTGCAGGCAAAGAAACAAGCTGCTTTGTAGCTGACCGTCCACGAAAAAGACTGCGTATACGGCGTTGATTTGCTGCCCTCTCCGCGATAAACGGTAATTGTATCCGGGAACTTCCGAAGCTTTTCAGCAGTTTTCTTCTTCTGCTCCTCAGATTTACCGGACAGGACTTTGCGTATATCGGCTTCGTTTAGATTCTTGAACCCATAATCGGTCAATTTGTAATAATCCATAAAGAGGTCGTACAGTTCCGTTGAGGGCTCTGCGTTCTTGATATACTGCGAGAGCACCGAAACCCTGAAACTGTCTTCGAGAGAAAAGAGATACGACCGAATCCGCTTGACATTCCCCTCAGAAATTGCTTTTGCTATCGAGAGAATCCGATTTTGAAATGCTTCATCCGATTCGTTTGCAACAGATAGGCGCTTGTCGCCGTAAATCTGAAGATTCAAAACAATCGGGATGGTAGGATTTTGAGGCTCGCAATAATAGAGCGAGGACAGGATGTTGTAGGAGGCATAAATGTTCTCAATGGGAAGAAGCGGGTATTTCTCCTGAAATTCCCCGGCAGTCATGCCAACGGTATAGCCCTTCTTCTTGAATTTGGCGAAATCCTTTTTGGTTTTCACTTCCGATAACGGTAGCAGATTATTGAGGTTTGCCCGGTTGGTATTAACGAGAATGTCTCCGATAGTCATGAGTTTGGCGCAGGAAACCCGCGACTTTAGTCGTGGGAGGAATGCGCCCTTAGCTCCTTTCCGTGATATAATTTGTCGCTGCTTCCAGCAACATTTAAAGCACGGACTTGCCGGAGCAAGCCCGCGACTTTAGTCGTGGGTTATTGACGTGTGTATCTCCGCTCTGGACGAATTTATTTGCTTTAATTATACCACATTGCGGGTGCTTTTTCCATACAGGAAAGGCAAAGGGCAAACTGCAAATGAGTTGAGGGATTTGGTCCATCTCATTCCCAAAAAGTTGGAAATACGGACACTTTTGGGAATTGAGTTACAGAAAATACGGACAAAAACTGCATCTCCTCCGAAAATTGCGTAGCTGCTGGAACTCAGGGGAGCGGGGAAAGTCAAAGCGTAGCTGCTGAGGCGTAGCTGCATACAAAGTGAGCCTAATTTTGAGAAAAAACTTGCAAAAAAGTGCGATTTGTGGTATAATACATTTTAGAAGGCTGGAGGTATAGACTCGACGGTGTCATCGATGATGACCTTGTAAGCCGGTGCGGAGTAAACACCAAAACCTTCGACCCGTCAATGACGGTTGCGGCACTTGAATGTGCTGCGCTGCAGAGATGCAGCTTCCTTCTTTCTATCAAAGTGAGAACCCCTTGTACCGGTCATTCGGTGCGAGGGGATTTCTTTTTGCTTTTTTTGCTTGCGTGTTTGTGCGAATTGCATAGAATAAGAATTGTACAAGCGGAAATGGGTCTGGCGGGTTCTCGAACCTCTTTCTCTTTCCCGCTGAACAGAAAACCATCCTTTCTAAGTGCGATTTTTTGCATATGCCATCATGTCTGCCCGCTTGTACATCCTATCCTGCCGGTCACCGCCTTTGGCTGGCAGTTTTTAACCGTGGCTGCGTGTTCGTGGTCACGGTTTTTCTTTTGGGTAATTTTGCAAGCCTCGCCACCTTTAGGGGACGACACTCTTTACATGGCGAGCGGCGGGTTGCGGGGGACTGCACCCCGGATAATAGCGTTCAGAACGAAAACGGCACTGAAATCGGAGAAGCACACTATGGGAATGTGGACTCGCAGCTACTTTGTAAGTACCGCTGGCGATGTGTCCAATGCTACAATTCAACGCTATGTTGAAGAACAAAAAACGAGAGGAGGGTAATCATGGCATTCGGGAGCAAGAACAGCACACCGTCGTTTGTATTAACACTGCCGATGGCTATCGGTCTTAACGAACAAGACTATCTGAATAAAGAATTTAAGAAATGCGGCATTATCTATAATCAACTTGTAAGTGCGACCACAAAAATGTGGCATCAATTGCGTAAGACGCGCAAATATCGTGAGCTGATGGCGGATATCGCCAAAGCTGCTCCCGATAGTGATGAACAGAAGGCGCTTTTTAAACAACGAGAGAAGATGCTTAAAGAGTACCGCTTTTCTGAAGATGCCTTTCACGTGATGGTTGTGCCCTATGCCAAGCACTATGTCCTACATTCTCATGTGGCACAGATGGTCGCCACTGCAGTTTGGGCAGCGTGGTCATCTTTCTTCTTTGACAACGGAAAAGAAGTCCACTATAAGAAATTGGAGCAGGTGTTCTCGATATCCGGAAAGAATAATACTACCGGGATAATGCTTCGCCCAGCAAATCATACAACAAGTGTCATTAACTCCGCCAAGAAGAAGATTAAAGGCTCCATTGAAGAAAAATACTTCGCTGCGTACAGAAAGCCAGATGCCAAAGAAGGCGAAGAAGTAGTTCTCCCTGATGAAGTAAAAACGCAAATGGAAAAAGAAATTGCTGCTGCTACGGCAAAAGTCAAAACTTCCATCGGTAAAGGTGAACTACGTCTTGTTTATGGGGATTATACATTCCCGTTGACATTGCGCAATCCCGATACTCAAACTGGATGGTATCAACAGGAAGCGCTCAAATGCGGCGTTAAATACTGTCGCATGATTCGCAAATGGGTCGGCACCAAGTGGAAGTATTATGCCCAAATCGTCTTGGAAGGTTATCCTCCCATCAAGTGTGACAGTAACGGTGTTGCAAAACATCCTGTTAAGCAGGGACGTGTCGGTATAGACATTGGTACACAAACCATTGCTTTTAGCTGTAAGGATGTTTGCGACCTTCGTGTACTTGCTCCGTCTGCGAGAGCGCAGGCAAAAAGCCTCGTAAATGAAATTGCTACTACGCTTCGCGCAATGAACCGTTCGCGCCGCGCTACAAATCCGAAATATTATAATCCGGATGGTACAATTAAAAGGTTGAAGCAGCAGCATGGGCAGAAACAAAAGCGCAAGTGGAAGTATAGCAAAAGGTATTATCGCTTGCGTGCGAAGCTCCGTAACTTGTACCGTAAGTTAGCTGACATCCGCAAAATGGAGCATAACATTCTCGCCAATGAATTGCTGACATACGGTAATGAGTTTGTAGTTGAAGATATGAACTACAAAGCTTTGCAAAAGCGCAGTAAGGAAACAAAAATTAACCCAAAAACCGGTAGAGCACATACCAAAAAGCGATTTGGTAAATCGTTAAGTCGTTGCGCACCTGCAATGTTTATCTCCATTCTGGGGAAAAAAGCAAGCCGTTATAGAGGCAGCGTTATCAAGGTCAGCACCTTTGAAACAAAAGCCTCGCAATTTGACCATACAGACGAAAGCTATACCAAGAAGAAACTATCCGAGCGAATGGCTCGTCTCCGCAGTGGCGATATAGTTCAGCGTGACTTATATTCCGCCTTCCTGCTTGAACATATAGACATCGATTCTTTGCAGTACAATATGGAAACCCTTAATTCAGCTTTTCCTGCATTTTTAGAAATGCACGAAAATACAAAGCATCGCTTGCAGGCGGTTGGAAGTTCTCTTCCTGCAAGCATTGGATTCTAAACAATAACTTTCTGGGGGCTCGACACTCCCTCATTAAAGAGCTGCCTCGCAAGAGGTGAAACTCCATTCGAAGGATGCACTTAAAAGAACTGGGAATGCAGACAAGTATGTTGGTCAACCTTTTAGGCTGGATGCTCATTGTGCGCTACACCCGTAGCGTATGGTGGGAAACCGCATAACTCGCTGTTTCAGACACGGTTTGGCGATGAACCTTGCCGCGCCGCCCGGGAATCCCATGATTTCAATCGTGGGAGGTGTCAAGAAAATTCTGAAAGTCTGGATGATGTGCTGCGAACCGCAAGCAGGACCAATCTGGCTGTTCCTGAACATCGACCCGTATGGTTTCGAGTTGTCGGATAGCGAGAGCTGGGAATGCTTAGAGCGCATTGTAAAGGACAAGGAATTCAAGGTAAAACCTGTCTTCCTCACTAAGGGTAAGACTGAGCGAGAAATCAATGAACGCCTGCACATCAAGGCGTAACGGCGGATGAATCCGCTAACTGTCTTTTCAAAGCGGCCTCCACGGGGCGGACAGTGGGCAACAGCTTTTGCTGGCGAACAGCTTTCAAGTAAAAAATCAATATATCATAAATTACGGAGGAAATACTATGACTAACGAGCAGCTGAGAATCGCATTGGTTGCAAACGCCGTTACCCGTTCGAACCGTATCGGTTTCGACTTTCAGGACCCGGCAGGCAAGACTCTTGACGAGTACACGAAAGAAGCCATGATGCAGTGTGTCCGTGTCGCACAGAAGATGCGTCAGCCTGGCCTTGATAAGGAGTTGGCGGGACAGGTTTTCCCCATCTACACCACCGGGAACTGGGCGCGGGAGAAGGTCGTCTATGACTTCGACAAGGATTTTCAGGAACTGCTGATGGATACGGACGACATCGTCATCCATCACGAGATTCTCGAACGCCTCGCATTCAAGGACTTCTATCTGTCGCTGTATGACAGCAAGGATTACTGCGGCATGTTCGTACATATCGAGTTCGAGCCCAAGACCAAGGATACCTTCATCGGCATCGTGTTGGTCGGTGGCGTTGCGAATGAGAAGGAGAACTATGCGTTCCTGTCTCTGCCTGCCTGGATTAAGGAGGGGCAGACGCTAACGGAAGCAACTCGGAGCACAAAGCAGTATATTGAGAAAGCTGCGAATCAGCGCTCTACCACCGATGTGGCGGTTCCCGCTACGATGGAAGAGATTCCTCCCGTTTACAACGAGGGCACGCCGTATGTTCGCCTTGCGATGCTCTGCGCCTACTACCTCGCGAGCAAGGGCTCTGATGTACACCTCAATCCTATCAAGAAAGAGGACCGTCAGCCGTTTATGTTCAAGGGCAAGGCACAGAGGGTCAATGTCAAGGTCTTTACGGTAGGAGACCATGTGGCAGAGAAGTACAAGAATGAGGGGGACGGGAAAGCACCGCGCTGGCGTCACTACTGGGGCGGGAACGGCCGCGAACGCCGTGAGTGCAAGTTCTCGTTCTGATGAATCTACGGGGTGACAGCATGGATATAGTCAATATCTGTACGGCGGGACTGATGCTGTCGTCGGCTGTGCTGTTTGCGGGGAACGCTGTGTACGATTACAAGTTCGGTAAGAAAACGACGGCGGCTATCCGGCAATTTGAGAGCGGGAAGCCGTCTTCTATCATCGACGATGTGTTGAATCAGACTCTTCTCGTAATCGCGATTTGTACCGGAATTGCGTTTGTTTTCGAGGAACTTGCCTTACATCTTCAAGACATCGAAAATGTGCAGGCACAGTACATGGTGCAGTTCAGCCTTAATGTCTTTATACTGGTCGGCGTTCAGGCTATGATGTCCATCGCGTTCCTTCTTACTGCGTCCATCGTGGCAATGTTCGGGCTCAAGCGGAGAGGGCTGACGAAGTTCAGCATCATGACATACCTATGCAAAATCGCAGAAAACCTCGCGGGCGTGTATGTGCTTGTCAAACTGGCTGTCAGTTACTTGCAAGCAATATAATATCACCTATAATCGAATAAAATCATAACATTGGCTGTGCAGGATAGGTCTTGCCGCCCACAGAAAAAGGAGAACACCATGAGCACTGAGTTGGTCGCCATTGAGCGCATCACGATTCGCAAAGGGGACAGCAACGCGGATGATATCCGCAGCTGCCTCGCACATTACATGCTTCAATTCATCAATTCCGCCAGCATCGAATCCTTATCGATGCATAAGCTGAGCATCAAGGTCGATGGCAAGACGGTATTGTTTGTTCAGGACAAGACCGGCGGCGTGGGCCTGAAAGGCCTTGACACCGACTGGCAGCACACGCCGGAAATGTCCGCAATTCTTGACCAGTTGGTGACGGATGTGGATGTTGAGGTGTTCCTGTCCTATGAGATGATTCACTTTTTCAGCACAGAGAACTTCTACGGCTACAATTTCTGGAGCGAGGTGCTGCAGGAATACGGCTGCGAGGCGGTTCGGTACAAGGGCCTCGAATACTACGATGTGGAGAGCAATGTTGTCATGCTGTCCTTTGACGGCAAGGAACTCTGCGACAACCCCGACTATGTGCCGGAATCGGCGGTCAATGACATCCACAAGTGGTTCTGCTACACCTTCGAGATGTCGCTTGAACCTGATACGCCGTTCACTGCCGCACAGGTAGATAAGATGCTCGCTGCCATCGAGTCCGTGCATGGTGTCTTTGGTCGAGAAGAGGACGATGTTGCGGATGTGGGGGAGGATTACCTGTCCATCTGCACCGGCGTGACGCTGACCGACAAGGAAGTCCCGGCGTTTGCTGCGTTCTTGCAGGCAATGTCGGATGTCGCCAAAGAACTCGATACGACGCTCGACTATACCGCTGAGTTCACCCCGGCAGAGATGGAGACCTTTGCAGCCATGATGATGGATGACGACAAGGGCAAAATCGTGCCGAGATATTATCGCTACTGATATGCAAAGCCTCACCAGTCATTGGTGGGGCTCTTTTTTGTATGGGAGAGAGAATAATGATATCCAAGGAACTTTTTTGCAAGACGATTGCCGACATTCAAGAGCAAGACCGGAAAATCTCGGAATTCGACCATGCGCTGGGCAAAATCTGCGACTCGGCAGTAGTGTTCGATGCTGACAATCTGTATCTTGCTGCATTGCTCTGCATCCTCAAAGAAGAACTGGACGACAAGGCGGACACCATTGAGTGGTGGCTGTATGAGGATGTCCGCAAATGCATCTGGTTCGACCTCGAAGATGGTCGCCGGATGCGCTACGATATGCCGACTGCCGAATCCATGTACAACTATCTTACGCTGCCGTTTGAGCAGCTTCCTCTCGAGGTAGAATCATGATTTTCATTTTTTCGCTTGTCATTGCAGCGCTGCTTTGCATTGCATCGTTCATTTGCTACAAGGTGTCGGGCAAGATGCTGGATGAGAAAGATGCGGAAAAATACGCAAAGGAAGCAGAACTCGAAGAAAAACTGATAAACCGCATGATGCAGACCAAAAGCAAGCCGCTGTCGGACGATGAATTCAGTTTCGGCGGGGCGTATGAGGCTTTGGTCATGGCGGGAGAACATCAGACACAGATGGAAGATACGGAAAATGAAATTAAAGCACTAACGGATAAAATTCGTCTGCTGAGTATGGTCGAACAAATCTCATACCTTATGCTTTCATTCGGTATTATGTTCGCCTGCACGCTTTTGTTCGTGACCGGTATTATCGCTGTTGGGGTGCTGGCTGCGAACGTGTATGCTAAATGAATGCTCAGAACGGAAAGAAAGGAGACACTATGAGCAAGAAACCGAAAATTGAAGGCATCGTCTTCAGATACGGCGATGGTGACTACTCTTTCTGGATGCCAGACATCTCGAAAGATGAGAACGAGAAATTCGTGCAAACGCTGTTTGCTGCCTTTGAGGATAATGGCTGTTCGGTGCGCGGCACAAAGAAGGACATACTCGATGCCATCCGAGAAAACACCTGAAACAATAGGTGCGAATCTCAAAAAAAATATGTGTTCAACACGAGCGTTCTTCTGTCATTTCCGTACTCAAACGAAAAGCAACGGTGACCAGGCACATTTCTAAGCGCTGCGACATTTTTCCAAGGTTTTGCAAGGCCGTTTGCAACATTTTTCCGAAATTCACTGATATTTTTTGCAGTCATCCATCACGGATGGCTGCTTTTTTTGTTTTTACGCGAAAAAGTTGCCGATTTGTGCGAATTGCAGATAATGAAAATCAAGGGCAGTCATAGCGGTGTTGTCCGCACAGAAATTATCAGGGGTATTGAAGAATTTTTGGTGGAATGACCCCATTCCACTAAGTTCCTTCAATGCCACAGGCAGATGTACTTTTGTACATCAAGATGACGAGCTGCACTTGTACGGTTTTCCCAGCTTACAACTATGCGAAGGCGTCATCTAGCCAAGGGAAACACAACCTCCTGCTTCGGCAGGGGAGACTTATCGTAAAGGAGGTGGCGTATATGTCCACTGTATATGTGCTCAATAAAGACGGTAAACCTTTGATGCCTACGACTCGCGGCGGTCATGTACGCCACCTGCTTAAAGAGCAAAAGGCGCGAGTCGTAAGAACGAAACCGTTTACCATTCAACTGTTGTATGAAACCGATGATGTAGTGCAGCCGCTTTACTTAGGCATCGACCCCGGCAGAACCAACATCGGTGTTGCTGTTGTTAAAGCGGACAGTACGGCAGTCTTTACTGCACATTTGGAAACCCGAAATGAGGAAATTCCGAAACTGATGCAAGGTCGCAAAAAAGCCCGCCGTGCAAGACGCACCAACGGCAGACGCTGCCGCCGTCAACGGAGGGCTAAGGCAAATGGCACCATTTCTAAAAAGTGCGTGAAGCAAACCACTGCTCAAAATGGCAGTGCCAGCAAACATGCAAAAGAGATTGGTGTCATCAAGCGCCACCTTCCGGGTTGTGAGAAAGATGTACTTTGCATCGGCATCAAGAACAAAGAAGCAAAGTTCAGTAATCGCACAAGACCAGAAGGCTGGCTTACGCCTACCGCAAATCAGTTGCTGAAAACACACATCAACTTGGTAAAGAAGATTCGGAAATTTCTTCCTATCAGCGATGTTGTGCTCGAAATCAACAAATTTGCATTTATGCGACTGGATAACCCCAATATTCAGAAATGGCAATATCAGCAAGGTCCGCTCTATCAAAAAGCGAGCCTCGAAGAAGCTGTCTCTGAAATGCAAGAACATCATTGCTTGTTTTGCAAGAAGTCCATCGCCCATTACCATCATGTAGTTCCGCAATCCGAAAATGGCAGCAATACTATTGGCAACATTGTTGGCTTATGCACAAAACACCACGACTTTGTGCATAAGGATACCGCATGGCAAAAGAAGCTTGCCAAAAAGAAAACCGGTCTCAATAAAAAATATGGTGCTTTGAGTGTATTGAATCAAATCATTCCTGCACTGACGAAAGAGTTGAGTTCTCTTTTCCCGAAGCATTTCTTTGCGACCAATGGTAAAAGTACCCACGACTATCGTATAGCGCACGGTGTAAGCAAAGACCATTGGCTCGATGCTTATTGTATTGCTTGTTCTGTTTTACCTAACGATACTTGTGATAGAACCATCAATAGCCGTGTGCCGTATGAACTTAAACAATTTCGTCGTCACGATAGAAGAGCACTGCACAAAGAAAATATGAGCCGCGTGTACACGCTCAATGGCAAGTCAGTTGCTACAAATCGGCATAAAGCTGCTGAGCAGACGACTGACAGTTTGGAAGAGTTCCGTCAACGCCAACCTAATGATGTTTGCAAGCTTAAAGTAAAAGAGCACCACCCAACATACAGAAACATGAACCGCAACTATCCGGGAAGCATATTTCTTATCGGAAAGCAAGTTCATGTAATGCAAGGAATAGCGGGTTCAAAAGATGGGGAAGCAACAACATACAAAGACACTAACGCAAACTCAATAGCCGCCGGAAAATGCAAATTTGTTGCAAAAAATTCTGGCATATTGTTTGTGTAGTGTGCATTAAAAGTAGTAAAACCACGAAAAATCTTCAATAACCTTTTCCAGACAGTTCTGGAATTTTGGAGGAATCACAAATGTACGGTAAACCGATGCATTTCATAGACTGGCTGATTGATATGCCGGAAGAGTTTTCATTTTGGGTAGAGGACCAGATAGCAGTAATGTCGCCGGTGACGATTGCCGTGGCGATTGTCGTTGCATTGGTTATTTTGGCCGGCATATGGCTGCTCGTCGTCTCTGCCGCCAAGAAGGATGTGCGCAATACCAGCGAGATTCTGGCGGGCGTTGAGGAAGTCAATCAGGGATATGAGTTCTATGATGTGGACGAGGAAATTCGTCTCGAATACCCACTCGAATCGCTTGAAGAGTATAGGGGTGCTTCCCTCGATAAGCTGTTCATGGGCACAGTCCGGAAAAAGATTCCCCAGTTTGAAGAGGTTTTCGGATGGGCACAGTCGAATGTGATTCAGTTTGCGGCATATAAGGAAGAACTCAAAAGCATCCCCAACTGGACCGAGAAGGACGATGATTGCGGGAGAAGAATCCCTTTCTGGCTGTATAAGCACTATGAGAAGAAACTGGTCAATGCAGCGGTGTTCGGCACTCCCGTGACCGAGACGACCTTCATTGCGGTGAAGCAGTACACGCCGCATAAAAGCAAGCCGATGGAGGAGTCTAAGACCTATTCGATGGCAGAAGCTAAGGAATTCGTAAGACTCGCTAAGGAGCACGAGCGGGAACGCCAGCAGCGAGAAAACGAGCGGAGGCAGGCATCCTCGCAAATCAAGTATGAGGTCTTGCAGCGTGACAGGTTCCGGTGCGTTGTCTGCGGCAGGACCCCGGAACAGGGCGCGAAACTTCATATTCAGGCGGTAAAGCAGCTTCCGAAACATGAGAGACCGTCTGCGGATTGTTTCCGAACCGTATGTGAGGATTGCATGAGAAAGAAAGGGTGAGGGGTAGAGATGTTTTGTATATGCGCACTTATCATAGCAGCAGCTGCCGTGTATATGGTCGAGGCGTATATTCATACCTACTACGCGATTGAGTATATGCACGGCGCTTCGCTGTTCTTTGTGCTTCTGGCAAAATACGCAGCCCCGACCCTGTTCCTGCTCCTGTGCGGGTATTTTGTGTTCCGGTACAGGGAGAAGCGGCGGGAATCAGAAAAGCCTGCGCAAGAAAAACCTCTGAATCGGGAAGAAACCTATGCCGAAAAAATCAACGCAATCGTCAAGACGAAAGCAGTGTTCTCAGACCAAGCCGACCAGATGCTGTATCAGGTCAAGCGATTCGGACAAAAGATGGCGGTAGCCTACAGCATGACGCAGGACAGCAAGACTTCAGTCCTACCTGCGGTACAGGAGCAATCTTGACCAGCATGTAGGACGCAGGCATTGGATACTTATGTACCTGCAGATGTTAACCCAGTATGCAGCTCTACTTAGTAAGTATCTTTAGCCAAGGGTTACACAACCTTCTGCTTCGGCAGAAGAGATTTATCGTAAAGGAGGTAGCGTATATGGCTACTGTATATGTGCTCAACAAAGACGGTAAACCTTTGATGCCGACGACTCGCTGTGGTCATATCCGTCACCTTCTGAAAGAGAAGAAAGCACGAGTCGTTAGAACAAATCCGTTTACCATTAAACTGGTGTACGAAACGGATGATGTGGTGCAGCCCCTCTATTTAGGCATCGACCCCGGCAGAACCAATATCGGAGTCGCAGTAGTCAAAGTGGACGGTACTGCGGTCTTTACTGCTCATCTGGAAACACGCAATAAGGAAATTCCCAAACTGATGGTGAAACGCAAAGAACACCGTCAGGGGCGCAGACATTACCGTCGCTGCAAGCGCCAGCGCCGCGCCGCTGCACACGGAACTTTATCCAAAAAGTGCAAGAAGCAAGACACGGCGCAAGGCGGTAATATCAGTAAGCGTGCTCAAACGATAGGTGTTTTTGAACGCAATCTGCCCGGTTGCGAGAATTCCGTCCTTTGCATTGGCATCAAGAACAAGGAAGCGCGATTTAACAACCGAGTCAGACCCGCTAGGTGGCTTACACCTACTGCCAATCAGCTTTTGCTGACGCACGTCAACTTTGTGAAAAAGATTTGCAAATTTCTTCCTATCAGTGATGTTGTACTCGAAATCAACAAATTTGCGTTTATGGCATTGGACAATCCCAATATTCAGAAGTGGCAATATCAACAAGGTCCTCTATATCAAAAGGGCAGCCTTGAAAACGCTGTTTCTGAACAGCAAGACCATCATTGCCTGTTTTGCGAGAAGACGATAGAGCGTTATCATCATGTGATTCTAAGAAGCGAAAACGGCAGCGACACTATTGCTAACATCGTTGGATTGTGTGCAGAACACCACGACCTTATACATAAGGATGACAAGTTAAAAGAAGAACTTGCAAAAAAGAAGCAGGGTCTCAATAAAAAGTATGGCGCATTGAGTGTGTTGAACCAAATCATCCCGGCGCTTACGTATGAGTTGGGTTCTCGTTTTCAAGGTCACTTTTATGTGACAACGGGAAAAAGTACATACGATTACCGTGCAGCACACAGCGTAAGCAAAGACCACTGGTTGGATGCTTATTGTATTGCCTGCTCCGTTCTACCGGACGGTTGCTTTGACAATACAATCAATAGTCGTGTTCCCTATGAATTGAAGCAATTCAGAAGGCATGACCGTCAGGTTTGCCAACAACAAAATGTAAAGAGAAAATACTATCTTGATAAAAAGTTGGTTGCGACAAATCGTCACAAGGCCATTAAACAAGAAACAGACAGCTTGGAAGAGTATCGCAACAATGGCGGCACAACGGACAAACTCGTTGTTAAGGAACATAAGCCTACAAACAAAAGACTGAATCGTATCCTTCCCGGTGCGCTTATGGCGGCGAATGGAAAACTAAACGTCATGGTGGCATCAAGAGGCTTACACAATGGGATACCAGACAATTATGTTTTTGACAATAACAGCAAAGCCAAACCATCAAAATGTACGTTAATAAACAAAAATAAAGGCATCGTCTTTGTATCAAATTCGGTGTCGTAACCAGAAGAACGCAGCAGGAAAGCGGCAAAACGAATATGAGCATAGTAAAAATCGAAACTGCATCAAGCGTAACGCTGGTCCTCAATGGCAACACGGTCTTTGCCTCTGACGATACATCCTACTGGCTGCAAGGGGCAAAAGTCATTGGTGACGATGGGCATGTCTATGGGCATGCCGAGACTATTCGAGACGCCCTGTGCCTCGTCTTGGCAAAATACGGCGGGCTAAAGGGAAACAGCACAAAAGAAACAAAACCAGTAAAGGCGGTGAGAGCATGGTAGTATATACGAAATCAGGCGTGACGGTGAATTGCTGCGGTAATCTCTTCATTGCATCAGACGGCAAAACCTACAACCTCTGCGGCAGGATGCTGACATGCAGCGGCAATGTCATCAGCTACAACTGCCAATCAAAAGACGAAGCGCTGGGTACGGTCGTGGGGCTGTACGGCGGTCGAAGATTTTAGGAGGTACATTATGCAAACGGTCATGACGAACAGCGGCGTAGAACTGCGCGTGGAAAGCAGTATCATTTACACAACGGACTCGAAGGCGTTCTGGCGCAGCGGGAACATGCTGGTCGGAAACGGGACGGTCGTCAGCTACCAGTGTCGGTCGATGGATGATGCGGTCGATATGGTCGCCGCCTTGTACAACGGAAAGAGAGCAGAAGCAACGCAGGCATAATCCTCTATAAAAGTATACGCCGTTCACCTTTTCAGGTGGGCGGCTTTTTGTTTTGTGTATATAGCGATTCGGGGGACGAAGCAAGCCAATTTTACCAGCAGTTTGATATTCTGCGGTATGATTTCCGGCAATTTGATATTCTACGGGCAGTTGCACAGCCGTGCGAATTGCATACAATGGGAATTGGAGAACAAAAAGAGCGATGCAAGGATGTATTTGCAATAAATATGGCTGCTGTTTTTGGTATTCACGGAACAACACGAAATTAAACGAAACGCGAAGAGGATACAAGAAAAGACGAATAAAATCCGGCTGAGGCGGATAAAACTTGCACCGAGTAGTTTGAAGTCCGAACAATGGGACAGCTAAAGTGGTAGAATGAAACTAGGAATACCTAAAATCAGATTTAACCGAAAAAGCAAAAAAACATGAATGATTAGTTGCTAAAAACGTAACTGCTCGCTTATATACCCGACCAAAAGAAATGACCCAAATCTGTTTAGGAAGGATAGACACAAAATGGCACGAAGGAAAGCAAACGACTTGGAAAATCAGATGTCGCTCATGGACATGATGGCATCGGAAAGCCCCGAATACACCGAGGAAGGTCCGGAAGAACTCTTGGACCCCGGCGAGGACATGGGGGACAGTGAAGGGCAGACGGATAAGCCATTCAAACTCGTGGCGAACAAGACCACGAAGGGAAAGGCGAGCATCTCCACGCAGGCGCTGAGTGTTGTGAAGGCGATATATGCTGATACGGTCGAAACGAATTGGGAAGAGTTGTTTGACGGGTTCGACAGACTCTATGCTATCACTTTTTCGTCCGGAATCGAGTTCGTGAATAAGGTCATCAACAAGTTCTCGTATGCGGAAGTCGTGTTCGGATGCGAGAAAATCATCGCCACCGACATCGCTGCCATCATGTCGGTGCAAATCGACAGCGTGCAGCAGCTCGCTAAGTCTAAGTCGGCAGGAAACCTTGCGAACCGCCTCGATGACGGGTCCTTACAACTGTATGTATCGCGGGACACGAAATCGCACGAGAAAATCTTCATCTTGGAGAGCGCTGACCGTAAGCGGGTCCGAGTCATCACTGGCAGTGCGAATATGTCGGCATCGGCGTTTTGCGGCATCCAGCGAGAGAATATCGTTTGCTTCGATGACGAGGCGGCATTTTCGCATTATAAGGCTCTGTTCGAGACCTTCAAGGAGACCTGCTCCGACAACGTTTCGTATAAGGCAGTCGTGAACACCATGAATCAGGAAGATTATCTGAAAGAGAACATCAAAGAAGTGCCCGTCTTCCAATCCATTGAAAAGCAGAAGCTTATCTTTTTGGAACAGGCGCAACCTGAGGACGAGGTAGAATACGAGATAGTCGCCGATGTCAAGAAGATGCAGGAGCTCGTCAAGCCGATTATGCCTAAGATGCCGGTACAGGCGAATCGTATTGTGGTGGCAGCGGAACCGATGCGCGTTTTTACAAAAAGGTATACAGAAGTTCGTCGTGTGGCGGCTGAGGCAGTTAAGCAGCTTCCGAAACTGCATATCGACTACGATGCCGGGACTATGACCTTCAACGATGAAGATATTGACCTGAATCCGAATCTCAGCGAGGTGGCAAAGAACATCAAGAGCATCCAGAAGTTCTTCTCAGGCATGGACTACTTTTACGGCGATGTCGAGCAGGCCAAGAAGGACTACTTTAAGTATATGACATGGTATCTGGCTACTCCGTTCATGGCATACCTGCGGTATTTCGCATCAAGGAACAACTACGATACCAAGCTGTTCCCGATGTACGGCGTTATATACGGTGATTCTAATGGCGGCAAGACGACCTTTATCAAGTTCCTTGTCAAACTCATGTGCGGTGAGACCGTCAAGATGAACACAACGGAGGATTTCACAGCCACAAGAATCGATGGTCTCAAACGAGTTTGTGAGGGACTGCCGCTGAACATCGACGACCTCGCCAAGACCCAGTTCCAGAACCATTCAGAACGGGTAATCAAGAACGATGAATGGGGAATCTCTGATAGGCTCGTGAACTATCCTGCTGTATCTATCACATCGAATAAAATCACCTCGCTGACGAAAGACCTCTCGAAACGCGCTATCATCTGTCGAATCGGTGCTAAAATCGACAATGAGCGCGGTGCCAAGAACTCGAAGCGTGTGAATGAGAGTATGTCGGAGCTGACAACCGCGTTCTATGGCGAATATGTCCGCCGGATGCTTGTTTGCATCGATGAGATGACGACAGAAATGCGTGAGAATGCGAATGGCAAGGAATACTTCCCGGATATCTTCCACGCTTCGTCCAGTGTCATTGCAGATATCTTCGAGGCTTGCGGAATCGATTTGCCGGACTATGTGCGCATCCTGTATTACAACGACTACATGGGTGATGAGAGCATTGGCCGTGCTGCGATTGAGAAAATCGAACTGGCATGGCAGGCAGACCCGAGCAAGTTCCGGGTTGATAAGAAGCAGAACCGGCTCATTTACTCCTATCCGCCGGATGGACCGTGGTACGAACTGAAATACATTGCGGACGAGCTGCCAAACTCCCTTGAAGCAGAGATTTCGGGCGGCAACCAGCTTATCATGAACTACGAGCAGGCACAGGAATTGTTCGGTATCAAGTTTCGGCGCTGGCTGGGAATCTTTAACCTCTAATACGCATGGCAGGTTCTTTTCTGAGCCTGCCTTTTAATTTTGTAGAAATAGTTGCTCATTCGTGCGAATTGCGTACCATGAAGTATACAGGCAAGCGGTATTGCCGCTGAGAACGACTGTCGAGCAGAGAAAGGATAACACTATGAACGAGCAAAATTTCGTTGAAGATACTCAGGATTCTACCGAGGACATTCAGTATCAGGCGTATGTCGCACTGGTCGAGGATTTCAAGGAATTCATCGATACGACAGTAAAGGCCGGCAAGGATTCCTATAAGCATGTGGACTTGTTCAACGGCAAGTCTTTAGAGGAGTCCGTGACGCATACTGTGCCGCTGGAAGATGACAAGGCGCAGCTTCTGGCTGCAGCATGCATGGACTTGGCAAACTCGACTCTGTGGCTGTATTATCACCAGAATAAGTTCAAGGATACGGAGTTCGCCGAGGTCGTCAACAACAACTATCCGAAATATCAGGTCCGAGTACAGCAGGAGATGAACCAAGAGGGAGGACAGTTTTATCTGCGCAGCTGGTATTCGCTGGCTCAGAAGATTTCCAGAGAGTGCCAGCTGAAAGCGTTCGAGGGCTACAAGCCCAAGGAGCAGATGACCTATGTAAACATCTATCTGCTCGTCTATGCTGCCATGAAGTCCCTGAAAAACGGGTCTTTGAGCCGTATCATGGCAAATGTCGAGCACGACTCCGATAAAATCGGAAACCTCGCGTTCTATTTCTTCACCTACATCCTTGAAGTGTTGGAGAGGCCTCTCGGATAAAAGAATGACCCTGCACATGCTGCTTTGGTGTGTGCAGGGCTTTTTTGTTTGTGGGGGATAGGCTCGGAACGATATGCGGAACAATATCAAAACCAAATCGACATTGTTCCGATGCATTGTTCCGACAGGCTGGTTTTGTTCAAGGTGTCTGCCGCACAATCTAAATAATCTTTTTTAAAAGGTGACATCAAATAAGCTCCGGGGGCTGTATTGCTCCCGGAGCTTGCTATTATTGGGGTTGCATCGGCTTGTTGCAATCCATACACAAGATGCGCACAAAGCGTGGGTCTCGCTATTTTCGTTCTGAACACAGTTTGCCCTTGCCTGGGTTGTGTCAACGACATGCGATTTTTTAAAAAAGTGGTGCAGAAAATTTCTCTCAATAGGCTCATCCACAGAAAAACATGGAATACAACCGAAAACTCGCTGGAAAAAGTGCGGATTTCAGCAAAAACTCGTTGGGAAAATGTGCAAGGACACAAAACTGGTAGGAGTTGCAACTCGTACACAATACTGAGAGTTTTCTTCGCCACGCTCAAAAAATGGGTACGCCCGCACTATATCGGCATACCGATATACGACAACTAAATGATGCAGCGCAGCCAGCGCCATTTTCGTTCTGAGCACAGTTTCCTCTTGCCAGGCTGTGCGAATAGCATACACTTATAATTGTACGATAGATAGCAGCATAATAAACGACTTCCGTACAATTCACATTCTGACGAAGAAGAGCAGATTCACCCAAGTGGTGCGTCTGCTCTTTTTTTGTTGCCAACGAATGAAAGAGGTGTAAGACCATGGCAAAACCCTGGACAGCAGAAGAATTAACGATTATGAAGCAGCGGTATCCGAAAGAGGGCGCGAGCGATGCGCTCGTAAAGACCTTGAACCGCACGAAGCAGGCGATTCACTTCAAGGCCCAGCAAGTGGGGCTTCGTAATGCGAATCGAAAGAGGTTCACGGACAAGGACGTTGAGATTCTGAGAGCGCGGTATCCGAGCGAGGGTGCCAGCAAAGACCTCCAGAAACTGCTCGGCAGAAGCGCCGCAACCATTAACAGAAAGGCTCGTCTGCTCGGCATAAAAGGCACGCGGCATTATTGGACCGAGGAGGAGTTGAAGATTCTGGCTGAACGATACCCGAAAGAGGGAGCAAGCCAGGAACTGGTGCAACTGTTTCAGCGCAGTGCCTATCTCATCGGTATCAAGGCTAACGCATTGGGGTTCCGATACGAAAATAGACGCCGGTGGACCAAGGAAGAGGAGGATATTCTCATTGAGAGGTATCCTTGGGAAGGTGTAAGCGAGAGTCTTCTGAAAGACCTCAACCGCAGCCGTGCTTCTGTCTTGAACCATACGAGCATCATGGGCCTTGTGTACCAGAAACGCTCGACCTGGACGGCTGATGAGGAAAAGGTGCTCCGGGAACGCTTTCCCGTGGAAGGTGCGAGCGAATCCCTGCAGAAAACCCTGAACCGAACAGGCACTGCTATTTACTGCAAGGCGATGCGCTTAGGATGCCAGAAACCTGCCCAAAAGAATCGCAAATGACCTCTTGCACATCCGTGCGGCTCGAGGTATACTAACCCTGTAATCAAAAAGAATTATCTTTTGCGAGGACTCCGCTAATGGCGCAGTTCTCGTTTTCTTTTTGCCCGAATTTTCGCAGGGCCCACAGAGCACCGGCACTACTTGCCGCCTGCCGCCAGCAAGCAGGGTACTCACCGGAACCCCAGCAGAAAGGCCCCCGGTGCGGATGCCAGTGCGGGATAATGCATGTTCAGAACGGAAAACAAAAATGCTGCCGCCCAGCTAACGGGTAGCAGCATTATTTTTTGTCTGGGATAGTCAGAGGCTATAGGTTAAGTATTAGACGCGAACGCCCATCTCGTCAGCCTTGTCATCCTCGACAACCAGATAGTAGTATACGTCACCGAACTCTAAGCCCAACTCATCGGCATACTTTTTCAGAGTGTCAGAGAACACTTTCAGGTTAAAGCTATTACCGGGATGCTCTTTCTGCCATGCTTCGATTTTCCGCTTCGAGGCGGCAACACAGGGTCTATCTTCCTTGTCGTCATCGTCAAAGGTGAATCCGTCTACCAGACGGCGGGGGGTATCGTCCGAAGCCTCATTCTGGATGACATAGGCGACGATAGCGGCTTTGCTGTTATAGTCCGAGTTCTCCGCAAAGAAGTCCTCGATGTCGCCATGCCGTACAACAACATTCTCGTAGAAATCCTTGATTTCGATGTCGGCGTACTCGTTCGTCATGACCTTCTTATGGTTTTTAAGGAACTTAATGAAAGTCTCGTCGCTCAGGTTGTCAGCATAGAATCCGAGTGCATCCACACGAACTTTCACAAGACTGGTCAGGAACTTCTCCATTTTCGCAAAGACATGCTTTGCCGTAAATGCCTTCTTCAGGTTTATGGTATAGTAGAATACCGGGAAGTCTTGAATATCTACACCGCTTTCCCTGAAATTCTCTCCTACTTTGTCGATAGCCTTGCGCAAGAAGGGTGCATACTTGTACAGTGCATCGACATCGGTGATGTAGTCGGTAATGTACAGCTCATTGTTTTTGCTGTAATGACCCAAGAGCCCGACGGCCACAGAAAGGCGGATGCCACGCTGAAAATTTGTAAAATCGAAAGTAACGGGGTAAATGACATTCGCAACAATACCGTCCTCAGAATACTCGACGGGAGCCGAGCAGCGATGAATACCGAAAAGGTCATAGCCGTCCTTGTGGATGCTCATGTACTGATTCTCGAGGATGACGAGATTATACAGCGGCAACGCCATCGGAATCTGCGCTTTCAAGAATTCAAGGAAATAATTGACGTTCTCGTGAATCCATGTGTAGTCGTCCACGGTTTCGATGCGTTTCTTAGACTCCACGACATCCTCACCCGGAAGCGGCTCGTAACCGCATGCCTGACGAAGCTCGTTTTCTGTCACGGCATCCGTTGCCTTGGCGATTTTCTTCAAGGTAACCTCGGTAGGCTGAGACTGTGTTTTGCCGTTCGCAAGACGGTTCACATATACGCGGCCGAGATGCGATGTCTGGGAAAACTGCTCCTGTGTCCGCGTACCGATGGCTTTCTTGACGAGCGCCGCCAGCTTATCGGGGTCATATCCCGCATTCTCCTTATCATTATACTCGGAACTGTCATCCTTGTTCAGCCAGCCGTCAAGAATCGAATAACCGATATCATGCAAGGAAGCATATACATGTCCGTCTAAGTCTTTGGAGGGGGACGGCATGTGTGCGTTGTCTTCAAGGCACTCCACCTTTTTGCACAGGTGTGCGCACTCGCTGGCAACAAGAATGTACGGCGCATTCAACTCTTTTAGCCTTGGAATGCGGTCGTTGCTGTCGCGGAGCAGTTTTGCCAGATATACAATATCTGAAAGCTGGTCAGGAGCCATCTTCTTGAAAACATCTGTACCGAGTTCGATTTCAGTGATGACAGGTAGAGTAACAGAGGCATCGATGTCTTTGGCGTATTGCAGGATAGCATCGACGACAAAGTAGTAGCTATCATATGCCTTGTAATCGATATGGACAATGGTATCCGTTTTCTTTATAGGGACAATCGTTCCTTTGCCATCTTTAACACCATAGAAAGCCGAAACGGTCATGAAATCTTCAAGGACCTTCTCATCAACATGCAATGCCTCGGCAATCATCGGCAGCTGCTTGCGAAACAGGACAGGGGCATTCAGCTTGACAGAGAACATATAGCGGCTCCTTTCGCGTGTATCATTTTGTAGCTTTGTGTATCTTACTGTAACTATTATACAGAGGCGCTGTCGGAATTGCAACAGGGAAAACAACAAAAAGATACAAAATAGTACACGAAGATACAGCGGCGAATGGCGCAGGAAGGGGTTCGCCTTGTTTCCGTTCTGGACGAAGCAGTTTGGGATAAGTGACGCGCTGGGAATTCAGCTGCTGCCGTTCGATAGGCTGCTAACGGGCTGCAGAAAGGAAGGCGGCAAGCCCGGTGACTGAAAATCTTCGTGTTCGTCGCTTGGCAGTTGCACATTCGTGCGAATTGGATACAATGGAGAATATAAAGTGATTTAGTGTAAGCCGCAGGGATTCGTTCTCTGCGGCTTGATTCTTCTCGAAAAGAGGTACAAAAGATGCGGAATCGGAAGAAAGCTCAGAAAGCTGCTTCGCTCGTCATGGCGGTCATGATGACGCTGACTTTGGTGCTCGGTACGGTGGTGCCGGTCGTTTTGCAGACAGCAGCAGTTTTCTAAATTCTCATAGTTTGTTCTAGCCCCGCGTGGATGAAATGTCTGCGCGGGGCTTTTTTGTTTTGCGGAGGAAATAGTCATGGCGGAAAAGAAGCGGCAATATTCACGAGCGCTCGCACAGAAACGGTGTCTGGAAGCGATTGAGCGGGCCATTCTCATCAATAAGAGCGAGGCGGAAAGACCTTTTGTGTTTCAGGTACAGGAACTGGTCGTGTTCGGACCCCTAGTCGATACCGATGCGCCTACGGTCCACGGGGTAGATATCCTTGCGACTACGGCGCGGCATCACAGATACCAGAATCGGGACGAGGCATTTCACAGTGACAGCGAGGATTTCATCAATAAGTACGCTCCGTTCAGTATCTGTTCGTGGCGGTTCCGGGAAGAGTTCCCGGAAAAGGATATGCTGAACTACCTCAAAGGCCGGCACATGGGCATCGTGACGATGTACGGGCAGCAGGACCGAGCTTTGCTCGATGATGGCGGATTCTTCACCATCATCCGAGACGGCAGGGTTCAGGCTGACCAGCTGGATGCCTTGAAGGAACTGTTCCGAGGTAAAGCATGAGCACCGTTACGCTGATGCAGGGAGACTGCTGCGAGAAACTGAACGGGATTCCGGCAAATTCCGTAAATCTCGTCTTAGCGGACCCGCCCTACGGTATCACGCATCAGGCTTGGGATACGGTATTGCCGTTTGAGGATTTCATCATGAAGGACGGGAAGCGGCTAAGCCTGACAGAGTTTCTTCTTTCCTGCTACAAGGCGGGGATTTCCTATGCTGATGCTATGTCCGATTGGACCCAAAACAAACAGCAGGGGATTTGGACGCAGCTGGATAGAATCCTGACCGAAAACGGCGCAGTGATTCTATTCTCGGCGGGAGCATACACCAAGACCCTGATGGACAGCAAAGTCATTCCGTGGCGGTATAACCTCATCTGGCAGAAGACATCTCCGGTAGGATTCCTCAACGCGAACCGGATGCCGCTAAGGGCGCATGAAGACATCCTGGTCTTTTACAGGAAGCTGCCAACCTATAACCCACAGAAGACCTCAGGGCATCCAAGAAAAGTCTCAACGGCGGAGCATAAGCGGAACTCCAAGATGACTGAGGATTACGGGAAATACAAGGCAAAAAGCTACGACAGCACCGAGAGATTTCCCACGAGTGTGTTGACCTTTGCCACCGATAAGCAGAAATGTGCGGCGCACGGCACACAAAAACCCGTAGCGTTGTGTGAGTGGCTCATAAAAAGCTACACGAACGAGGGCGATACGGCCCTTGATTTCTGCATGGGCAGCGGCTCGACCGGCGTAGCAGCAATGAATACGAATAGAAACTTTATCGGCATCGAAAAGGATGCCGATTTTTTTGTTGTTGCGAAAGAGCGAATCGCCGATGCGGCGCAAAGCCGTTGAAGATACCGCTATTTGTTTTCGCACAACGACAAACAAAAAGCATCTTAAACACACGCGTGCGTTCGATAAATGAGCGCGTGTGTTTTTTTGTGCATTCCGCGCATTTAACGCTCATTTTTTGTAAATAAGTATCCGATGCGGAGCGATTCTGCATCGGCTTTTTATAGGACCAAAAATGAATAAGAACAAAGTATACACGCATGTTTCGCTGTTTTCCGGTGCAGGGGGACTTGATATCGGCTTAGAGCAAGCCGGGTTTCGCACGGTATGGGCGAACGACTTCAATCATGATGCCTGCGAGACCCATAGGTTGTGGAGTAATGCCACGGTGGTAGAAGGCGATATCGGCAAAGTGGACTACGATACCATCCCAGATTGCGGTATTGCTTCCTTTGGATTCCCGTGCCAGGGTTTCAGCCTGTCGGGACCAAGGAAAATCAACGATAGCCGGAATGTGCTCTACCGGCATTGCGTCAAGCTGGTCGAAAAGAAGCAGCCAAAGCTGTTCCTTGCTGAGAATGTCAAAGGCTTGCTGACGCTGGGTGGCGGAAAAATCAAGGACGCTATCATCGCGGATTTCGAGAGCAAGGGATATGTGGTGTCCATCAACCTTGTCAATGCTGCGGACTATCATGTCCCGGAAGATAGACAGCGAATCCTCCTTGTGGGCATCCGAAAAGACATTGCTGAGAAGTATGGCGCAGAGTTCAAGGTTCCTGCACCGTTTCCTGACCGTATCAGTATCCGGCAGGCGTTAGAGGGATTGGCACCGGCGGCAGAGGATGAAATTTGCAAAGAAGCCTACTCCTCGCGCTACATGTCCCGGAACCGGAAACGCGGATGGGACAGCGTATCGTTCACGATTCCAGCTATGGCAAAGCAAGTGCCTCTCTGGCCTGGGTCGCCTGACATGGTGAAGGCCGGCAAAGACCTTTGGCAGTTCGGTGAGGAAGGTAGTACCAGACGGCTGTCCTATAGAGAAGCAGCCGCTATCCAGACATTCCCGAAAGATATGGTCTTTTGCGGGAATCTGACGAGCAAGTATAAGCAAATCGGGAATGCAGTTCCCTGTGAACTCGCAAGAGTTGTGGGAACGGAACTGTACCGTATCTTGAGCAAAATCGAAGAACAAGAAAGTCATTGTCCGGCATGAGTGATTCGTGCCGGATTTTTTATTGGAGTCATCATGCCAGAGACAAGAAAATATACCGTTGCTGACCTGTTCGCGGGTGTAGGTGGATTGAGTTACGGGTTTTCAAGGAACGACCGCTTTGAAATCATCTTGGCAAACGAGATGCAAAAGGATATTGCGAAAGCATATATCCTCAACCATCCTGCGGTCAATATGCTGCAAGGAGACATCAAAGATTTGTCCGAAGATGTCCTGCGTCAAACGATGATGTCGTAGTCGGTGGCCCGCCGTGTCAGTCATACTCCACGCTCGGTAAACGGCAGATGGATGCGCGGGCAAATCTCTTCATGGAATACAAGCGCGTTCTCTGTATCCTGCATCCGAGAGCCTTCTTGTTCGAGAATGTCAAAGGCATTCTGAGTATGGATGGAGGAGCCCTGTTTGAGCATGTCCGCAAGGAATTCGAGGATATAGGGTACAGCCTCCAATACAAAATCCTCAATGCCGTAGACTACGGTGTACCGCAGCTGCGAGAACGGGTCATTCTAGTAGGGTTCTTGGGCGAGAATGCCTTTCAGTACCCGGAGCCGACACACGGAGAAGGGCTACTGCCGTATGTGACGCTGCAAGATGCACTTAAAGACCTGCCTGCGCTCTCGTGCGGGGAGAAAAACATCGTGTATGCCGCTCCTCCCGATAACGAGTTTCTTTCATGGGTCCGGCAGAGTAGTTCAGATACGCTCACGGAGCATAAAGCCCCGAACAACAGTGCCCATCTTCGCAGAATCATGGCGGCGCTCAAAGATGGGCAAGGTAAGGATGATTTGACGGAAGAACTCAGACCTAAGAGCGGGTTCAAGAACACCTACGCGAAACTCTGGTGGGAGAAACCCGCCACTACCATCACACGGAACTTTGCCTGCCCGTCCTCATCAAGATGCATCCATCCGAGAGATTCGAGGGCACTCACGATACGAGAAGGAGCACGGTTACAGAGTTTTCCGGACAACTATCAGTTCTACGGCTCGGATTGCCTGAAACGCTTAGAAATCGGCAACGCCGTCCCGCCGCTGCTTTCGGTGGCATTAGCTGAACAGATGCTGAAAGCACTCGATGCAGAAAAATAACATACCTACAAATTCTTGGCAGAAATAGCCGGGAGTAAGGACTACTCATGAATAACAAAAACGCCGAATGGCAACGCGAATTCTACTTGACGCATGACAAGTACCGGATGCAGAGGCAGGGTACGGATTGCTATAAGGTCGTCAAGGGCCTTACTCGAATCCTTCAGTTGCCTACCATTGCAAAACTTACGACCGACAACGAATCGGTCATCAGTGATTTCCGGCTGAATCGTGGCGAGTATGGTCTTGAACCCTACGATGAGTACACCATCAAGGTAGACGATACCTACGGTGCTTCTTTGTATATCCTTGTCCATAGAAGGGGTAATACAACCTTCCTGTGCCCAATTCTCGTAGGCTTTGAGGGCGAGAATACATGTGCTATGGTCATGCCTACCGATAACTGGCGGATGCGGGAAATGGCGGCATTTGTCGAGCTGAGAAGGGCTGAGAAGGAATTCGGTATGGACGGGCTAATGATGGCAGTGAACACCCGGAATGGGGTATACGGCTACCTTTCCGTTCTGAACGAGTCTGGCAACCTGCTGGAACGGTGGCTGCGAACCGAGCGCGATTCCCTACATGAACGGAACACCGTGACGGCTCCGAGCTCAGCGGCGCTGATACTGCAAATCTGGCTGCACACGATATGCCTTTGGAAACGGCGGCGTTTGAGTCGGAAGGTCGAGCAGCGCATCGTACACGCGAACGGAGAGCAGGAAACGGTCAAGGATGTCAGAGAATGCCTGAATACCTCCAAGCAGACTATCGTGGACCTCAAAAAGGGCATCGTCGTCTATGTGAATGACGGTGCTGGGAAACGGGCGTTTGCCGGGTTCTGCGTGCTCCAATCTGAGCGTTGCGGACATTTCCGGCATCTGCAAAGCGGCAAGGTCGTCTATGTCCGACCGACGACTGTTCACTACAAAAAGCTGAACCCCAACAAGGCTATCAGTCAGACTGCCAAGCCGGTAATCTACCGAAATACGGAAGATTTCCTGCGCGAGAAGTCCTACCTCGAAAACGATGTTCTTATGATGCTCAAATGCAATGGCATCGAGTATCAGCGGGAAAAGATGTTTCCGTGGATGGGGAAGAAGCGTCTGGATTTCTTCCTGCCGGGCAAGAACATCGCCATCGAGTGTCAGGGCGTGCAGCACTTTTACCCCTACGGCAGCGATGACAGGGATTTCGAGGCGCGAAAGCAGCGGGATACCGACAAGTACAACGAATGCATCAGCAATGGCGTGCAGGTTCTTTATTACATGAGTGAGTTGATTCCGGTGCCTGACGAAATGGCGAGGAAATACCGGTATTATGTGACCAGCCTCGATGAGTTGCTGGCGATTCTGAACGATAAGTAATTGATTTTTACACCTCAGATGTTTTGGCATCGGGGGTTTTGTTTTTGGGAGGATACGGAGATGGCAAAGAACGATAACCTTCATAAGGCGAAGGATGCGAAGAATGATGAGTTCTACACCAGAATCGAGGATGTCGCTGAAGAACTGCGGCACTACAAAAAGCATTTCGCGGGCAAGGTCGTATTCTGCAACTGTGATGACCCCACTTGGTCTGCTTTCTGGCGGTATTTCCACCTGAACTTCTCAGAACTCGGCTTAAAGAAGCTGATTTCCACGCACTATGACCGTACAGAGCCCACCTACAAGATGGAGTACGAGGGTGGGGATGACAACAATGTGGAGGTTGGAGTCAAAACGTCTTTGGAGGGGAACGGTGACTTTCGGAATGCTGAGTGCATTAAACTGCTGGATGAGTGCGATATCGTGGTAACGAATCCGCCCTTTAGCTTGTTCAGAGAATATGTTGCTGTGTTAATGCAACATCAGAAGAAGTTTCTGATTTTAGGCAACATGAATGCCCTAACATACAAAGAAATTTTTCCCCTTATTAGAGATAATCAGTTGTGGTATGGCGCAAGCATTCATTCAGGTGATAGAAAATTCTATGTGCCTAACGATTATCCATTGAAAGCATCCGGCTGTGGTGTTGATAACAATGGTCAAAAGTTTATTCGTGTCAAAGGTGTCCGTTGGTACACAAACCTTGATTATAAAGCAAGACATGAAAAGTTGGTGCTTTGGAAGAATTATACACCAGAAGAATATCCGAAGTACGATAATTATGATGCAATCAATGTGAATAAGTATTCTGAAATACCGTGTGACTATGATGGCATTATGGGCGTTCCCATTACTTTTATTGATTATTATTGTCCAGAACAATTTGAAGTAGTAGGGCTTATTGCATCAGCGGGATATTTGCCTCATTTAGTAAACATCCCGCTAACATGGAACAAAAAGCAAGCATGTCCGTATGTTAACGGCCAAAAAGTATATGCACGAATTCTTATTCGCAAAATTAAAACAAGGAGAAGCTAATATGAATTGGGAATTGTTTTGGGCCGCGTTAGGCTCACTTTCTACAATGGCTGCTTGCATAATCGCGTTATTCCAGCCAACTTTTCAAAAAATAATAACAAAAAAGAGAGTTATAACATCATTTAGGACGGATATGGAGGCAGTTGCACTATTTGCGCCTGATATGGTTAATGAAAAAATGTGTACAGCTTCGATAACAAACGATGGATACAATTCAATTTTTATATCAGATGTAGCTTTATTAGTAGATGGCAAATATTATAATCAATTTGTAATTCCTTACAACCAAATAATAAGTCAAATATACTATATTAAATTTCCTTGTGAGTTAAAAGTAGGAGAAAAAATACAAGTCAACTTCTCAAAGCAGGCGTTAAAGAAAGAGATGCTTTCACTAAACCCTACAGAACCCATCAAAATTGTGATTACAGATACGGGTAACAAGCAAATAATTAAATCAACAGACAAAACTGTTCGAAATATAATCGATTAAAAAGGAGAAAGCCGATGCAAATTACAGAAACAAAAATCAAGGTATCTGACCTTGTCGAGAACTACAAGGATAATGGCGATGGCGGTGTCTTTGGCTACAATGACCGTCTTACGATTCGCCCGTCCTTCCAGCGTGAGTTTATTTACGGGGAAAAGCAGCGTGCTGCCGTCATCGATTCCGTGATGAACGGATTTCCGCTGAACGTCATGTATTGGTCTAAGACCGGGGCTGACACATACGAGGTTCTTGATGGGCAGCAGCGTACCGTCTCTATTGCCCAGTACATCAACAAGGATTTTCCTATCAAAATCAATGGCAACGACAAGTTCTTTCAAAACTTGACCAACGAGGAAAAGCAGACAATTCTGGACTATGAGCTGACGGTCTACATCTGCGAAGGCACCGAAGCCGAAAAATTGGAATGGTTCAAGCGCATTAACATTGCTGGCGAGGTTCTGACTCCGCAGGAACTGCTAAATGCTACCTATACAGGACCTTGGCTGGCGGATGCCAAGAACTACTTTTCGAAACGCAACTGTGTTGCTGCGAAGATGGCTGACGGATATCTGAAGGGCAACCCGATTCGGCAGGAATTGCTGGAAAAGGCATTGGCATGGATTGCTGACCGTGACGGTCTGGAATCCGGGCAGATGTACATGGCGGTTCACCAGCATGACGAGGATGCCAATGACCTCTGGCTTTACTTCCAGTCGGTAATCAACTGGGCTAAAATGCTATTCCCAACGAAGCGGAAGGGGATTACGGATGCGCAAGCATGGGGACTGCTCTACAACAAGTACCATGCAAAGCAGTACAACAGCAACGCTCTGGAATCTGACATCAAGAAGCTCGTGCTGGATGATGATGTGACCAAGAAGGCAGGCATCATCCCGTTCATCCTCTCTGACCGTACTTGGCGTGACGAAAAGCACCTGTCCCTTCGTGCGTTTACTGAATCTCAGAAGCTTCGCGCCTATGAGCGGCAGGGTCACAAGTGTCCCTTGTGTGTTGCAAATGGCATCAACACCGAGTACGCCTTTGAGGATATGGAAGGTGACCACATTATTCCTTGGAGCAAAGGCGGGCATACCACGGATGACAACCTGCAGATGCTGTGCAAGAAGTGCAATGCGGCGAAGTCAGATAAGTGACATACTCCAACTCCTCACAGTGGGTCTTCTCTGTGCAGAGGTTGTAACAAATTTCCTTTTAGAAATCCGCAGAGAATACGGACAGACAAATTGAATTAAAGAAATTAGCGAGGTAGAAGACGATGCTTAACACGAAGAAAACCATCCGCCGGAACATTCACGGAAGTGAAGCAGCGTACTCCGGTATTGTGACTGTCGTCACCCACAAGACCATCGTGGTCTTCATCCCGGCACTCGATGTCGAGGTGGATGCCCAGCGTAACCCTGATGCATCCGTCCAGAACGGTTCTGTCCCCGAAGTAGGAGATATTGCTACTGTGAAAGTAGTGCTTGAAGGCGGTGATTATGCTGTCACCGCTGTCACGTTCGTGCCACAGCAGGACATCAGGGAAGACATTCCCCTCACTGATGACGACTTCTTTGATGACGATTTGGATGATGAGGAAGCAGAGGAGTATGACTGGTACAACGAACCTCCAGTAGAGGATTTTGGCAACTTGGATATTGACTGAAAAGTCTGCGTACACAGATGAAAGGATATGGAATCATGACCTCTTTACCTATCGAGGCAATGCTTACCGCAGGAATTGTATTGTTCGCACTAGCGCTCGTGATACTTTCTGCCATAGCAACGAGAAGAAAAGCCGTAAGCAAAATCAAAGAAACCAGTGCTAGATATCTGGCGTACAAAGCCTTATGCACAAAATATCAATATCTCTATGTTGAGGGCGACACTGAATATTATATGCGCTTAGAAAGCAAATATAAATTTGACCATTTTAATTTCGACAAATATGTATTCGGTCAAGTTTGCAAGGAACGCGACAAATTCGAAGAAATGCTGGATGCAATAGAAATCAACAGAAAGCTACTCACTGAGTTTGAGGAAGAGTATAAGCTACTGCCTGACTTCACAGAAAATCCTCCGTCATGGTTGTACTCTGTGTTGGAGCGCACGGTAATGCGAAACGAAGAAAAACACCGAAAATCTCCAACTACAGAATTAACGATAAGTTGCTCAATTCGATATACATCGCCTGCCGGTCGTAATCGTTATGCAAACCATCAAACATATTCTACTGAAGATGTTGCGGGCTTTGTAAATCAATCATACGCATTGGAAAAAGAACGCGAAACCAAAGAGTACCAGCGCAAAATCTTGACGCCGTCTTTACGATATGATATTTTAAAGAGGGACAACTTCAAATGCGTGATTTGTGGACGAACGCCAAAAAAGGACGGAATTACGCTCCATGTGGACCATATAATTCCGGTATCTAAAGGCGGGAAGACGGAACCCGAAAATCTTAGAACGCTGTGTAGTATTTGTAATCTTGGAAAAAGCGACAAATACGACGAAAACGGGCTAAACTGATACCAAAATGGTAGAATACCAACAACCCAAACAAATCCCATCACGAAAGGAGCCATACCATGTCCACCCTCAAAAACGGCGAGTTCGGCATCGACTTGGACAAAGAGAAAATTCTCTGGACCGACCGCAAGCGCCACACCATCTTTTCTCTGCCCCTGTCCTTCACGAAGTACACCCTGACCGAGACCAAACTTATCATCCAGCGTGGCTGCTTTAACCTGCGCGAGGACGAGATTCAGCTGTACCGTGTCCGGGACATCGCGTTCAAGCAGAACTTCTATGAGCGCCTTTGCCGTGTCGGCAGCATCCATCTCTGTTCCACAGATGCTATGACGCCGGAAATCGATATCCGTCGTATCAAGAACCCGCGTGATGTCAAGGAAGTGCTTTCTAAGACCATCGAGGCATGTCGGAAAGCGAACGGTATCCGTACTTCGGAAATCATCGGGGACCATGGTCGCTTCCCCGAGCCTGACCCGCATGGTATGCCGCCTGAACCCTGCTACGAACATCCTCATGACTAATACCAGCCCGTACAGATTCAGTTCTGTGCGGGCTATTTTTTTGTTTACAAAAAAATTTGGAAAATCCGACCTAGCCGGATTTCAGGGTGATGGGGTAGTTGACCAGCTATGCGAACGGCCTAGAATTATAAGTGCAATAAGCAAACACACATCGACACAAAGGAGAATCCATCATGGAAACTAATATCCTGAAATTTGAGCTAACCGCTACCCGTCACGTAGACGACGACACACCCGACACCATTACCTCCTCCATCGGTATCCCTGTCGAGGCCGATGACGATGCGGTCAACGAAGCGATGAACAGCGATGAACTGATTGCCTACGCTGTCGGCGTATTGTATGACCTTGCGGCCTATATGCGCCCGCAGTGGCTGGATGGCGAGGACACCGGCATGACCCTCGAAGCTTATTTCGGTGACAGCATATGTCAGACCCGCAATGGCTTCGTGACAATGGACAAGAAAGGGTATAGCTTCGACCTCGAAGATTAAGCTGAGCCAATTAGGAGTTTTGCCTGCATCAACGGGTGAGACGCCTTTTTGCTGTGTAGCTGCAAAACATAGTTGACGACCCGTGCGACTGGCATACAATAAAACATACTGAACAGCGTTGATGACGTTGCTTCGGTAGAGACGAATAGGGTCCTGAGCCGACCTTAAACGCTCACTGCGAAGAAAGACCTGCCTGCGGCTAACAGGCGGGTCTTTTCTTTTTGCGGGCGTTTTTTGCTTTGCTAAAAATGTATCTAATCCGTGAACATATAGCGTTCATCGTTGTATTCAATACAACTTCATGGTATAATGCAAGTATCAAAACAAGCAAAACATTCCGTATCATCGAAGATATTTCAGAGGCATGTCTATGAAGCGATTTCTCTCGTTCATCCACAAAGCACTCTTTCTTTTGGCTATCGCAGCCATTTCTGTGGCGTTCGAGGGATGCAGTGAAGTGGCGGATAAGACGATTGACGGCATCAAGGACCTGCCTGCGCAAATCATTCGGATGGCAACTCCTGAGATTGCCGAAACGGTGGGCTCGGAGAAAAACATGACGCCCGAGACAGCCACCACGGAATACAACTACATATACTTCCGGTACAATAATCAGTGGGTGACGAACAAACTCATCAGCTACGAGGTAGTCGATGACGGGCAGAATATAAAGTTTACCGTAGAAGGTAACAGTGCAGCCAGCTATTATACCAGCATGGCAAATGTCGTGCTCATGCACAAAGACGAAAACAACACACGCACACAGAATATATACGAAAAACTGGCGGAGGGGACAACCTATGGCTGATACACAGCGAGGGCAATTTGTAGTTGATTGCAAAAGCGGAGAAGCGGCCGACATTATTTATGGCTTGGTGCATGATGAGACCCTGTTCCGCCCGGAACTTGACCTTGCAAATGCGCATCCGAAGGAGTTCGATAACGAGCATATTTTCCCACTCGACATGTTCATTAACAGCGATTATATGCTTAAACTCAACAGGGAAGAGTTTGTAAAAGAATTAAAGCGGCTGTTCGATGAGGATAAAATCGGGTATGCTCAGGTGGTTGTCGCTACTGACATCCATGATATTCATCGCATCGTGGTCCTGACAGACCCCACACAGAAGGATAAGCTGAGTCAAATTGCTGTATCTCTGTTCGGCGTACCGAAAAGGGAAGCAAGACGAATTATCGCCAAGTATCAGGCTCAGTAAAAGGCGAGGAGGATAAAGGCATGCTGACAAATATCGCAGTTTTACGAACTGTTAAAGCAAATGTAAATGAAGCGATTATGGTTGCGTTGCCCTCGATTTTGTTCGAGAGTTCGCACGACAAAAAAGATACACAGAAATACTATCTGCAGGGTCCTGCGGCTGAATATATTCCTGTTGAGATACCGGATACTTATGCCAAGAAATTCTCCAAGTGCGCTACGGCATTGGCGATACAGCTTGTCCTTCTCAGCAACAAGACGAAAGGCTTCTTTGGTCCTGAAATCTGCAATGTGGAGGGCAAAGATATCCAGACTGCCCGGAGCATCATAAACTCCATCATGGGCGAGAGACAGGCAAGGTTTTATAGCGCAAAGCTGAACGATGAAGTGTATGATACGCAATATGCGGTCAGCGAATATGCGGTTGAGAATTGGGCAGACGACATTGTGCCGCCCGTTGTCATCAACAGCTGCATCTGGGCTATCGTGGCAAATACCGCAGCAGAGATGCAGAAGGACAACCGTTTCCTGCGCAGAAAGGAAATCTGCGATACCGAGTTTTTTGAAATCGCGACCCGCATTTACAATGAGTTGCTGGGGTTTGCAGCGAGAAAATACGAAATCTTAGACATTGGTGAATGACTATGAGTGTCAACCTTATTGAGGGCAATATCTTAACACCGCCGACTCGTAACGAGAATACTATCATCTGCCATCAGGTGAACTGTCGTGCCGCAATGGGTGCGGGTCTTGCCAGGCAGATTCGGGATAAGTGGCCCGTCGTGTTCGACGAATATGTGAAAGTTTGCAGTCCAAAGAAACTCGGTGACTTTCAGGTGGTTCAGGTCGCCCCGCAGCTATATGTCGCCAACCTGTTCGGGCAATCAAGCTTTGGCAGAGATAAGCGTCAGACGAACTACGCGGCGCTGGGAACGGCTCTTTTCAGAGCAATGAAAGAACATCCTAATGCAACTTTCCGCGTCCCTTACGGTCTCGGCTGCGGGTTAGCAGGCGGAAACTGGGTAACGGTGCTGAATCTCATTGAAGAAGCCGCCAATGCTTGGAATGTGAACGTTGAGATTTGGGTGCTGCCCAAAAAGTAAAGGATTAGCATGTACAATACCAACTACAAATGCGTCAAGCCGTTCGATGTATGGCTTGATGCCATCGGTCAAGATGACAAGAAAATTCCATATCGGGTAAAGCGTGGGACCATATGGCGTCTGGTCTGGTGCGGTGGCGAGCAGAGCTTCAAGGAATTCACCGGACCGGATAAGATGCACATTACATTGCCAGATGAGTATGTTGAGAAATATTTCAAAAAGGTTTGAGCATGGGAAATTATTGAGAGTGCCGTAATACCCTTTGATTTAGCTATGGGGATATAAGGCACAACGGAATCAAACTTTTGCTTAAAAATGGTAAATAAAAATGGTATTTCAAAAGGGTGTAAAATTTAGAATCTACCCAAACAGGAAGCAGCAAAATCTGATTGACCGTACTCTCGGTTGCAGTAGGCTCATTTACAACAAGGGCCTTGCTATGAGGGAAGACGCCTTCAAAAGCGGGGAGAAGTGTGGCTACAAACAAACTTCTGCTATGCTGACAGCGCTCAAGCAGGATGTGAACTACGTGTTTCTCAAAGAGGTAGATTCCATTGCTTTGCAGCAAGCGCTGCGAAACCTTGATACCGGATACACAAACTTTTTTGAGCATAGGACTGCACATCCAAAATTTAAGAGTAAGAAAAGCTCTAAGCAGTCGTATCGTACGCTTAACATTGGTAACGGTATCCGTATTTCTAATAAGCGTATTCGCTTACCGAAAATCGGTTGGGTAAAAGTTCATCAGTCTATGGAGATTGGTGCGATTCACAACGCAACGGTAGTGCGTACAGCCGCCGGTAAATATTTCGTAGTTCTTAATGTGGAATATGACCCTCAGCCTATGCCGAACAACAGTTGTGTAGTAGGCATTGATGTTGGACTCAAAGAATTCTATTCCGATAGTAACGGTACTGTGGTTAATAACCCAAAATACTTGGAGAAGAAAGCCAAAAAACTTGCTCGCGAGCAACGGCGTTTGGCTCGCAAACAGAAAGGCTCACATAATCGTGAAAAGCAGCGCATAAGAGTCGCTGCTACCCACGAAAAGATTGCTAATCAACGAAACGATTTCCTTCAAAAACAGTCTACTATGCTGGTGCGTGAAAATCAAACCATCTGCATCGAAGACCTTAATGTAAAGGGAATGCTTCGTAATCATAAACTGGCAAGAGCTATTTCTAGTGCTTCGTGGTCGTCTTTCTTTGGCATGCTGGAGTACAAAGCCTATTGGTACGGTTGTACAGTAATTCGTGTACCTACATTCTATCCAAGCAGCCAAACATGCAGTTGCTGCGGTTATAAGAATGTGGCTGTTAAGAACCTCAGCATCCGTCAATGGGAATGTCCGTCTTGTCACACGGTTCACGACCGCGACAAAAACGCTGCCGTTAACATTTTGCGTAAAGGACTTGAAAAGTCCGCTTAAACTAATACATACCGTACCGTGGGACACACGGGAAGTAACGCCTGTCTGACATCGTGTAAGACGCAACAGCTTCGGTTGCTGTGCAGTGGTGGTTGATGCAGGAATCCCCCTGCTTTAGCCGTGGGGAGAATGTCAACTAAACAGCAGCAAAAGGGCTGCGTAATTTTTGAAGGAGTTGCAGATGAACGAGAAATCGAAAACACCTGTCGTGAGTTGCGCATACCGCTGCGGCACTGTAGACTGGAAGGAGCGTAAAACTATGATGTACCAGAAACTTGTCCGAGATAATATCCCGGCTATCATTGAGAAGAACGGGGAGACCTGTGTTACGCGCACGCTGTCTGACAAAGAGTACGAGGACGCTCTGATGAACAAACTGCAGGAAGAGGTCGCCGAACTGCTGGAAGCCTACACTGCCAAGGAACGAAGCGTTCTGGACTGTGCGGAAGAGATGGCGGATGTGATGGAGGTCCTGTACGCTATGGGCAAGACCTGCGCTGTTTCCAAGCGAGAAATTGAACAGGTACGAAGCCAGAAGGCAGCAGAGAAGGGGACATTCTCTAAGAAAATCTTCTTGGTTTCGACTGAGAAGTGAGAGGAGCGGTTTGTGACGCAGCAAGACGCAGTGCGGTTAATCAGAAAACTGATTTTTGCCAAAAACAGTCAGGATTCTACGCATTTTTACCGGTGTGTGGACGAAATTGCACAAACCATGGACGAGCAAGGCGACAAAGAAGGCGCTCGTGCTATTCGCAGCACCTCCCGTGATGGCTATGTGAAATCATATTACGAGGCAAGTCGGCAAGCACAGCCTCTCGGTAGCCCCTTTGTCAGCTACAAGCCTGCGTTCGTCATCGACAACAAGGATATCGCGTTGTGGCACGCGAGGAACGATAATCCGCAAATGCGGGTCCGACACATTTTAGAGTATATCGAAAACGGGGAAATGGTCGGAAAAGATGTGCTGGAATACGATGCGAACACAGACAAGTGGCATCGTGTTGAGGCGGAATGTATCGAGTTGGTATAGGGGCACTGCATCACCCATGCTCCTCTAACCCCTTTCTGCTGGCGGTCAGCGATGAAATAAAATATACAAACAGCGATTTTTATCAACAGCCCCTTGCACATTCGTGCGAACTGCATACAATCTATATTATAGACTAAAAACTGTACCCTGGCGGCTGTTTAACGGCTGTCAGGGTCTTTTTATTGCCTGCCAATCTACTATTCGGAGGGATTACAATGACGCTCAAAGACTTGTCCAGCGAACAGCAGGACCTTGTACGGCTGGCGCTTGACGGGAAAAATGTGTTGTGCGATGCCTGTATCGGAAGCGGTAAGACATCCACCATCAATGTTTTGTGCAACGAGTTTGATTCCTCTAAGGAAATTCTGTACCTGACCTATAACCGACTTTTGAAACTCGATGCGCAGGAAAAGATTCTGAACGATAATGTCACGGTCCAGAACTATCATGGATTTGCCTCGAAAATCCTGTACCGGCGCGGCATCAAGAATGTCGGACAGGGCGAGCAGATTGGGATGGTCTTGAGGAAGCGCGTTCCTGTTGGGCACTTTGACGTGCTTATCATCGACGAGTATCAGGACATCAACGAGGAAATCTCGAAGATGCTCGAATACATCAAGGAATCGAACCCCGGTCTTCAAATCATCGCAGTCGGGGACATGAAGCAAAAAATCTATGACCAGACCTTGCTGGATATCTGGTCGTTCATCCATAAGTTCTTAGGCAAGCACACGCAGGTCAATTTCACGCAATGTTTCCGCCTGTCTCATGACCTTGCACAGCGGCTCGGAAACATCTGGGGCAAGGATATCAACGGTGTGAACAAGAACTGTAAGGTATCGACCATGTCCCGCGAGCAGGTGGTAGACTATCTGGATACCAAGAACCCGAAGGATGTCCTGTGTCTCGGTGCCAGAACGGGGTCTATGGTAAAGGTTCTGAATGAACTAGAAGCAAGACCCGGCAACCTCTATGACAAGAACCATGTATATGCCAGCATCAAGGAACCGGACGGCGAAAAGCATGTAGCACCCGGCGCAGATGTCGGTATCTTTACGACCTTTGACGGCAGTAAAGGCATGGAGCGCCCTATCTGCGTTGTCTTTGATTTCACGGAATCCTACTGGTGTTCCCGTGTATTTCAGCCTATGGCGCGGTATGAGATTCTGAGAAACCTTTTCTGCGTTGCGGCGAGTCGCGGTAAGGATGAGGTCATCTTTGTAGAGCCTCCGAAAAAAGAGGACAGATTTGGGCTGGTCAGCGATAAGACCCTGATGACTCCCGTCAAGATGAATCAGGAGTTCAATACAAAGTTCGATATCTCTGAGATGTTCGACTTCAAGTTTGATGAAGATGTAGAGCACTGCTACCAGCTTATCAATACGACGCCGGTGTTCCATAAAGATGTACATGAAATCGAAATCAAGCATTCGGATGCGATGATTGATTTGGCTCCCTGCATCGGCATCTACCAGCAGGCGAACTTCTTCGACTACTACGATATCGACAGTGCGATTGCCTTCTACATGTACCTGCATAACGACAAGAAGGTAGCGCTGCCTGCCAGCTGGAAATCCGTGGAGGAGAAGGTCCTGTTCCTGACGATGCTGATGACGAGTCAGGACCGGTATGTAAAGCAGGTTGAGTTGCCCTTTATTACGAGAGCGCAGGAAACCGACCTGAACAAGCGCCTGTCTATGGTGTTCACTCCCGATGAGTCCGTACAGGAACGCTGTGAGTTGACTGCCATGGTAGATACCAAGGCGAAGAAGAAACTCGTTATCAGCGGCATGGCGGATGTCGTGAAGGACAACAAGGTCTATCTGCTGAAATTCGTGTCTTCGCTCGCGCACAAGCATTTCCTGCAATGTGCCTGCTATATGCTGGCTACCGGGTTAAAGCAGGGTGTTGTCTGGAATATCCGCGATAACATGATGTATGAAATCGAGATTCCGGACCCCGACAAGTTCCTGGATGCTGTCATCACCTGTATCACGAAGCAGGTCTTTGCCAAAGCAGAAAGCTATACGGTTTCCAAGGACTATACGCAGGACCTCGATACCATCATCGAGCAAATCATGACCGATGATTCGCTGCCGGAATTCGATGTCGGCGGCAATGTCAAGGAAGAAAAGAAAACGGCTGATGAAGGTATCTCTATCATCCGCCGTGGTGAGCAGTACATCATTGTGGATGCTGCAAACCGTCAAATCATCGATAACAGCGCCATGAACGGCTACGATTCGATTCTCGCTGCCTGTGAGGATTATGTCAGGAAAAACAAGCAGCTGGCAGAAGAATCCATGTCCAAGAAGGAACTGCTCAGCGTTATTGAGGATTGGCTCGACAATCACAGGGATTTCGAAGCAGCTATGTCCAAGACCGAGGTGGATATCAAGCACCATATCGGAGAATATGCGAACTACGCTTCTCTTTCCACCTATGTTGTTCGTAAGATGCTCAAAGACCGTGGTCTTATCATCAATTTCAGCGAACGTCAGCTGCTGAAGGTCTGGAAGGAGCGGAAGAAGCAGGATACGAATACCGTGGAGAATACGCGGTACGAGACCCTTGCCTCTACGCTCGAATCCCTCGTTAAGGCAGGGGTCGATGTCCAGCTTGAAATGCCGGAAGAGGAGAAGGTCGCAAAGCCCGAACCGGACCCGGAAGAAGAAAAGCCTCAATTCGATAAGCGCACCCCCTATACCGTTATTCGTTCGTCTCGGCTCTCTAAGCCCAATGATGTGCGGTATATTGTCGTCAATCTGAACGACAAGGACCAGGTGCTGGACGATGCAAGCGGATACGGATACAAGTCGATTTCTGCCGCACAGAAGGGCTACGGATATAAATGCCGGAATCTCACCAAGTACGGGGAAGTTAAGCACTCGTCAAAGCCCAAAACCAATATCCCGGTCTCACAGAGCCGTCAGCTCTCGTTCGGGGATTTTTGAGAAGGAGTGACTATATGACCTACAGCGAAGCGTTCCCTTTATGGGTAGCGGAAGTGTACCGGAATCATGGCTATGAGCCGGATAAGTGGTACGGGTCAGAGGTTGCAGAAACGCTGTACAATGAAGCCATGGCGACCTACAACGGTCCTCCCGCCACGATGCGGGACTATATAGAAGCTATCCCGTCTGCGGATGAATTCGCGTATTTGGACTATGCGATTGAACGGCTGCGCCGCGACAACATCAACCTGAATGCACTTTCCGATAAGGAACGCTGGGCTTTGATGGATAAAATCGTTGCAGAGTATCCGCAGTACAAGAACACTCGCACATCCCATGCCAAGCAGGTACAGCAGACCTCGATGCAGGCGGCGCTCGATGCCGAGCGTGATGTTCTCTTGCAGGCTGCTCGGCACAATGCAAGCCGGTACAGTGAGGCAGAGGATGCTACAAAGGATTTTGTAATCGAGTAAAGGGGGCAGTAAAAGAATGGTCAAAATTTACGGCTACAGTGACGATACCGTTTGTCTGGATAATTCCAAATACTTCGAGAATGAAATCGAGTGCTTCGATGTTGCCGGTGTCAGGCTCTATTTGGATGACGGCACGGTGCTTTTTGTCTGCTACTCCTCCGGTGTCTGGCGTATTTTCATCGAGCAGGAAGGTTCCGCGCCGCACCGGCACAAGGTCTGTCAGGAGACGAATGAGGACGACTACAGCGATGAGTTTTACACCGAAGCTGATGTTGTTCGGCATGAAATTGCATCGGCAAGAAACTGAAGGAAGGTGAGACCCATGAATTTCTCAAAAATTCGTATGATGTTCTTCGATTTCGACGATACCCTTCTCATCCATTATCGGGAACAGAAACTCGACGCGACTGCTGATGCACACAGGGCACGGCTGCTGCGGTATGAGGCTGAGAACCGGGGCGGGTACAGGGTATTCGACGAAATTGGGGAAGCCAATACGCTTGTCCAGCATTTCCTCGAAAGCTGCGACGGTGTCCCGAAATACTGCATCACCCGTGTGCAGGACAGTATGACCCTGCCGTATAAAAAGCAGTGGCTTGAAATGCACTATCCGGGACAGTTCCTCGATGTCATCGGGACTGCCACCCCCGAACGGAAGACATCCGTGATGAAACTCCTGACCCAAGCTGCTGGTCTGAATGCTGCGCAGGCTCTGTATGTAGACGACTACTACGAAGCTCTCAATGAAGCGGCAAAGGAAGGCTTTACGGTCATGACGGTACAGGAACTCATGCTGCGGCAATATACTACGGAGCAATGATAAAGCGCTAAGCCACGAACAAACTAAGGAGGACTACCATGAAAAAAATTCTGAAATTTCTTGCCGCTGCGACATTTGCTATCGTTGTTTACCAGCTTGTTTCGCTGCACCGCAAACGCCGTAAGATGGTAGAGATTGGTCAGCAGATTTTCCGGTGATACCTGATGGCGAAAACTCAGCTGACCCGCGATATCGAGGCTGCGCTCCATGCGTGGCATCCTTCCAGCTACGGCGGGTATCGGGTGGATTCGTTTCGTCAAGGGTTCGATGCCATAGAAGTGCCGGTAGAATGCGGGTCTGTCAAATCCGGATTGGTCGATTTCGTCAGGGTTCAGGAATGCTTTACCTCCGAAACCAAATATGGGACCTGCAAACTGGCCTCGCTCATCGAAACGGATACGGATGTTGCACCTGCTGTGATACAGGAAAAGGCGAAAGCAGCAACCTGCGTCAAGAATATTTCATCGCCGGATTTTTGCAGTGAGCACTGTTCCGAGCGATGGTGCCACTTCCACAAGACGAATCATCTGTATACGCTCGATGCCGTCATCACTTGTGTGGAAATCAAGATTTCTGTGAGCGATTTCCATTCAGAGCATGGGCACAATTTCGTCGGGCACTGCAACTACTATGCGATGCCCACTGAGTTGTACAAGAAGGTAAAAGGCGAGATACCAGAGGATATCGGTGTCCTGCTCTATTATGACGGCATGAGTACCTGCGGAATCCGAAAGGCGAAGGAGTGTAAGCCACAAATTCTTTCGGAAAGCACACAAAAATGGCTGATTCTGTCCGTTGCTAAAAGGCTGCCCCGGTTCGACAAGAACTGAGGGCAGCTTTTTTATATATTTTTTTTAAGAAAGGACAAACTCAAATGCGGCGAACCAAAGCACTGATACTCGTTGCAACATTGGCTGTGCTGACCAGTGTTGCAGGCTGTTCATGGCAAGCGGAACCTCTGCCTGCCGAATCAGCACAATCTGAATCCTCTCTCAATACCTCTGAATCTGCGACGCAAGAAACAGCAGAAGAAGAACAGCAAATCTCGGACCTATCCGGCATACCGGAATCAGGCCCGGAACCCGCTGCGCCTTTTGAACCGTCTCATACACCGCAACCCGAACCCTCCCCGGGTCCGACTCCTGAACCGACGCCTGAACCTGTTAGTGCAGCGACCTCTGTCTGGGACGATGTTGTACCTGCTGCCTGGGGTCAAGCCTACGGCACGATTACCTGTGACGCGATTGGCCTGAACGCTTCTCTTATCTGGGGCGATGACCAGAGTCTTTTGAATCAACGCGGCGGGGTATATCAGTATCCGGGTTCTTACCAAGTCGGTGTGACCGGAGGGCATCTGCTTTGCTCTCATAACGACAGCGTGTTTTCTCTGCTGCAATATGTCAGCATAGGAGATGACTTTGTGGTAGACACCGATTACGGGGAATATGTGTATTCCGTCACCCTGGCAAAACCAGGTTATGTGTCCTCGGACGCGAGCACCGTGATTGCGGATGACGGCACTGTCCTCGTTAATTTCACAGACGGAATCGATAAACTTATCATGTATACCTGCTATCCGTTTGGGTATTACAGCCCAACGAATCAGAGATATGTGGTTCAGGCTGTTTTGCAAGCATGATTGGAGATGTAGTTTTAGGATGCAAAAAAGAAAAATCCGAAAATTCCTGCATTACACAGGAACTGTCTTTATTCCGCTCATCATTGCTATGATGGGCGTTTTGTTTTGGGTGAAAGTAATGAACGACATCGAATGGCTCCTTCTTTCCCCGAAGCATGTCGCGTTCGGCTGCGTTGCGAGCCTTGATTTGGTTCTTTGCTGTATTTATGCGGACAGGATGCTGTGTCATGAGGTTTCGGATACGGTTTGAGTATTGCATGTTCTTGCGATACCGGTAGAATAGAATTGTACGATAGATACCAGATATCTTACAATTTACAATTTCGTTTTTAGCGGACTTATCCCTTTCGGGGGATGGGCCCGCTTTTTTTATTTGAAAGGAGACAAAACCCATGCAAACCAAATACGAATTTCTTCGGAGAACTGCAGCGGTAATCGCAGCGTTCTTCACGCTAACATTCACAGGCTGCGGTCAGACACCGAAATCTCCGGGAAGCTTTCCTGTATCCGGGGTCGTCTCAGAAACTACCGCACAAAGCGGTCAGGAGACGGCTGGCGTATCGGAAAGCGGCAGCTTTACCATCCACTTTATCGATGTCGGGCAGGCAGATTCCGCCCTCGTCACCTGCGATGGGCACTCGATGCTCATTGACGGCGGCAATGCCGATGACTCGAACCTTGTATACTCAGTATTACAGCGCGAGACAGAGGGACACTTAGACTATGTCGTAGGAACACACGCCCACGAAGACCACATCGGAGGTCTTTCGGGTGCTTTCGAAGCTGACACAGCCGATGTCACATTCTGTCCTGTGACAGAATATGACAGCAAGGCATTCCGGAACTTTAAGGCTCGTGCAGACGAGAGAGGCGGTGGCATTACCGTCCCGGCAGTTGGGGATACATTCACCCTAGGGGAAGCCACCGTCACCGTTGTGGCCGTCAATTCCGTGCCTGAGGACACGAACAATACTTCCATTGTGATTCGTATTGTCTACGGAGATACCTCCTTCCTGTTCACCGGTGATGCCGAGCAGGAAACAGAAGAGAAAATACTCGAATCTGGACAAGACATCGAATCCACCGTCTTAAAGGTCGGGCATCACGGGTCCAGTACCTCCACCTCTCAGGCGTTCTTGGATGCCGTGAACCCTACTTATGCCGTCATATCCTGTGGCAAGGACAATAGCTACGGCCATCCGCACAGCGAAACCCTCACAAAGCTGGCCAGCGCGGGAGTAGAGGTGTTCAGAACGGACGAACTCGGTGATATTTACTGCACTTCTGACGGTTCGGAAGTCACCTTCTCGTATGGGGAGTACCATAAGGACATCGAAACCTCTAGCGCCGAGGTGGAAGAATCGCAGCAACCTGACACGGTAGCTGAGACCTATATCCTGAACACGAATTCTCTCAAATTTCACTGCCCTGATTGCTCTTCTGCATCTCAGATAAGCGATGCAAACAGGGAGGAGTATACCGGCACAAGAGAGGAACTTATCGAGCAGGGATATACGCCTTGTGGATACTGCAAGCCATAAATATCCAATCAGCATCCAATCCATATAAGCCTATTTGAGTAGTACACGGAATGTCCCGCTCTGGACGACCCGGATTCAGGAAGGAACGCGCCCTGGCTGATTCGGAAACGGCAAACTCCAATAAAGCTCTAAAACAATAGCAAGCATCAGTCGCTGCCTACACAAATGGGCAGCGACTTTTTTCTTGCCAAAACGTGCGAATGGCATAGAATAGGTATTGTACGATAGATAACATTCCATATCGAAAGGGTTTTATGCCTTTCGTACATTCACAATTTCGCTTGAAGGGCGGACTTCTCGATTCTGAGAGGCCCGCTCTTTTTGCGTCCAACACAAAAAGGAGCGTAATGACATGTTTGAAATTTGCAATGACAAGACCTATTTTCTGGCCGAAACGACCGCCAAGAACAAAACAATCGAAATCACCCTCGTGAAAGACGGCCACGGTGGTCTTCTGAATGAGCACGAGATTAAGCTTGACCTCTGCCGTGCAATCCTCGAATTGCAGCGTGGTGGCTATATCGTCACGAAGGTCCGTGCCCTTGACTACGACATCGAGAATGTCGTGGATGTGTTCCATCTGCCGGAGTTTGAGGAGGCTCGCGAAAACCCGATGCCCGATATTGTATCCGGCGTCATCACCTCGAACTTCGATTCCGGTGCATCGTTCCATCTGCCGTGCAAGGTGAACAAGAAGACCCGCGAGGTGTTTGCTGTGGAAGTTCCTGCACAGCCCTGCGGAGATGACTCGTTCAGAAACGCAACCGTGAATGTCGATGGCGTTGACCGCAGTCTGCTCAATCTCAACGACATTGTGAGCGAGTATGACAGCGATGACTACGACGGCGTTCTCGATGCTCTGTATCATGTTCAGGCAAAGAACGATTACTGGGAGAACGACGGCGAATCTCTGACGGACCTCATCCACAAATACCGCTGGTATATCCTGAAAGATGCCCTGATGCAGCGTGGCCGCGATGCCGTCACGGATTTCATCGGCACCGACATCAGCAGCAGCGAGTTCAGCCGTGTCCTCGATGAGACGGAAATGGTGATGCCGGACGAAACCTTCGAGAAATTCTGGGAAAAGTACATCTGACCAATACCAATGCGGTGGGGCAAGACACTCCACCGCATTTTTTCGCAAAAATACGCAAACGAACCCACTGTCTAAATCAGACAAGAAGGAGAACCATATGAGCATTTCACCGAAAAACGAAGCATCTCAGAACAATACCGTCAAACGCCGCGACTATATCTCGTGGGACGAGTATTTCATGGGCATTGCGATGCTGTCCGCGATGCGCAGCAAAGACCCGAACAGTCAGGTGGGCGCATGTATCGTGCGCGACAATAAAATCCTGTCTCTGGGGTACAACGGTATGCCGATTGGCTGCGATGACGATATCATGCCTTGGGGCAGGGAAGGAAACGAACTCGAAACCAAGTACATGTATGTCTGCCACTCGGAGTTGAACGCTATCCTCAACGCCGGGAAAGACCTGCACGGGTCTACGATGTATGTCACGCTTTTCCCGTGCAACGAGTGTGCGAAAGCAATCATTCAGAGCGGGATAAAGCGTATCGTATATCTTGACGACAAGTACCGGGATGCGAACAACAATGTCGCTGCACGACACATGTTCAAGATTACCGGGGTAGAGACTAAGAAATACGAGCCCAGTGCCCGCAACATCTCGCTGAACCTGTAATCATCACAGCCGGTCTAAAGACCGCCACAAAAATAAGGAGTACAACAATGAAAATCCATCATACTGCGCTTGGCGTATGCGACACCTACGAGGTCGTAACGGAACCGCCTCTCGGCTATATCATTTGGAATATCGGCGATAATGCACCGGAAGGCTATCTCCCGTTCTGCAGACTCAAATTTATGCAGCCGTTTGAGGGCGGACGCGAAATTGACTCGGATACCCTGAAAGCCATGAAGTGTGACGGTGCAAGGGAAATCTTAGCCGCCACCGGACTGGGTGCCGAAACCTCCGCCGAGATGAAGAAGTTCATCAAGAAGCACGAACGCAACCCCCGCAAGAGTTGGGAGTGCGAAAGAATGCGTGCCGCTATCCCGTATCTTGAGAAAATCGGAATGTGATACCATCGAGCCGTCTCCGCATTGGAGGCGGCTTTTCTTTGTTTATCGTCAGATTCCTGTGTCCGGTAATTTCTCTCTCAATGTTGCATAATCGTGCGAACCGGATACAATAGAAAATATCGAGACGACGCAAAGAGGTGAGAACACTTTGGAACAGCTTGAAATAATCATTCCGGGCGGTCAGAAACTCTCCGTCCGTGATTTTGTTGAATGGGAATATAACGGCGGCAAGGCGGATTTTCAGCCGGATGAACACTATCCTCTATGGGGGACTGTTCCTATTGAGGATAAGTTGCGATATATTGCAATCAGTGTGTTTGGTGATTTGGCGAGTTACGGAAAATACGATAACCGAATCGGCGTTACGGACGGTGAGTCGGAGCACTACTTCTACTTCACGGTTCAGGGCAAGGATGAAGATATTCTTCTCGCCTTGAATGTCATGCTGAATGTGATATATACGAGCGCAGAGGGGAAATGCCGCAAGGAAACCGGCACATCTTTCGCGGAACTGCCACTGATGCAGAGATTCGATGCCATCACCCGATACATCGAAGACGAGTTTGAGACCTGCCTTATGATGCTTTCCGGTATCCCGTACATGCAGTGGACCTGAATTCGTAAAAAGTTGTTGCACATTCGTGCGAATTGGGTAAAATGAAGACTGTAAGGTGAATCAGTGGGTGAGTTTTTTGCCCGCATCACGCGAAAAAAAGTGAATACTGAATACAAGAAGCAAGTTCTTTCGGGAGCTTGCTTCTTGTATTTTGGGAGGTTTCTATGACGCATAAGAAGTTGCTGGAACGCAATCGAAAAATTACCGATGCACTGAAAAATGGCGCAAAGGTCACGGACCTCGCGCAGGAGCACGGACTCAGCCCACAAACCGTCTACCATATCGCACAGGCGGAGATGGAGAAGCGGCGGAAAGTGACTTTCACAGAGTGGAAGGATAACCGCAACAACGAGATTCGCAACCAGTATCAGGAAGGCATTTCAGCCGAAGAACTGGCAAAAGCTTTTAACCTTAACCGCGCCACGATTTTTCGTATTCTTAAAGAAGGCGGGGACTCTTACCACCGGCACCTCGACACGAAAATCGAGACCTCTACTTTGCGCCGCATTAAAGATTTCAAGCAGGGGTTTGTGGACTACGCGAAGAAGAACCCCAACACGCCGGTCGAAAACCTTGCTCGGGAATACGGTATCAGTCCCTCTTCCGGATTCAAGTATCTTCATGAGGCCGGTATCTATCGCGGCAAGGGACGCAAAAAGAAGGCAGCAAAGCCTAAGGGGTGAACCAGTATGAGGAAAAGGAAAGCAACCCGCAGCGAAATCATCGAACGAAACGGGAAGATTGTAAAGGACTACGAGAACGGTCTATCGTTCGAGCAGTTGTCCGAGAAATACGGGCTTTGCGTCAGGACCTGCTATCGCGCTCTCGATGAAGAACAACAGGCGCAGCGCATTGCGGAAGAACAGGACCATGCCAATCTGGTCGATAAAATCGTGGCGGAGTATCAGAAGAATACAGCTGTCCGTGACATTGCCGAAAAGTACGGTGTTTCCATAGGGTATTGCAGTGCCATTGCTGTTCAGGCCGGAATCAGCAACAAAGAACTTAGTCACCGTCGCATCACCCGCCGTCAGCAAAAACGCAACGATGAAATCTTCGAGAAATACCAAAACGGCATCGACGCCAAAGACCTCGCTAAGGCATACCATTATTCCTTGCCGGGTATTTACAGTATTATTCGGCGCGTCCGTAAACAGAAATGTAAAAGAGACTGAGTCCCTTGCATGATGCTGCAGGGGCTTTTTTCTTTTTATGAGGGAGGAAAATCTAGTGAACGATAATGAACGGGCATTGCTTCGGTATGTGGTGGAAGGGGATATTCGGAAATCTCAGCAGCAGGCGAAAATCGTGTTGGAGGGGCTTACTACTGTCAAGGACAAAGCGTTCAAGGAAACCTGTCTGCGGACTCTGGCAAGTAAAAGTCCTACACTCATCGAACTGCCGTATAACCTGCAGGGGCTTTTGGTAGCGGAGGATTCGAGCACTTTCCGAGAAGACCGGTTCCTCATCCGAGACGATGAGAAGGCGGTCATTGTTAAGATGTGCAAGACGCGCCGTGCTGCGCTGCAGTTGCAGGAGATGGGGATTCACTATACGAGTTCTCTTCTGCTCATGGGCGAGCCGGGAACCGGAAAGACTGAATTGGCGCGGTATATCGCTTATACGACGAACCTTCCTTTCGTGTACACGAATTTCTCCGGTATGGTGAATTCCGCTCTGGGCAAAACACAGAAAAATATCGGTATGGTATTCGACTATGCAAGAAAAAGTCCGTGCGTGCTCTGCCTCGATGAGATTGACGCTATCGGGACACGGCGCGGCGGCAAGGACGATGTTGCGGAAATGTACCGTGTGACGATTGCCCTGATGCAGGAGCTTGACCGACTCGGCAACGACATCATCCTTGTCGGGACCACGAACCGTCCCGATACGCTGGACGATGCTCTGCTCCGGCGCTTCACCTTTGGGTATACGGTAAGACCTCTGTGCCGGGACGATGCGCGTACCCTCGCAAGGATGTTCTTTGCATCAGTAGGGTATTCGGCATCCGATGCGGAAATTGAATCGCTGCTCGATGACACTTCACAGTATTATACCGCAAGCAAAATCACGAATCTTTGCATCGACCATATCATCGACTGGGTAGCAAATCAGGAGGATACACCATGCATCGGAAAAGTTTAACCGGAGAAGCAAAGCTGAACCGCGATAAGGCAATGCTGAACGATTATATCGCCGGTATGCACATCGCGGAATTGGCTGAAAAATACGGTATCGGCTGCACGAATGTTAAGAAATCCCTTGAAGTGTTAGAGGGTTTTGATGCTGTGCGCCGCAATGACCGCAAAAGCCCGAATCGGAAACCCAACAATCAGAAACGATTGTCGAAAGCCGACATGGAGCAGCGGAATATTGAGATTGCGCAAGACTACAAAAACGGGGCCTGGACCTTTGAAATCGCTGAGAAATACAATCTCTCTGGACAACAGGTCTATCATATCCTGCGCAGAAGCCCTGATTATACCCCGCACAAAGAGAATATCGGGTCAGCTGTACAGTTCAAGAAACGCAAACGCAATGCTGAAATCGTTGCGGATGTCAGGGCAAATCCGTACATGACTGTCGGAGAAATCATGGACAAGTATGGGTTATCGGAATCCACCACCTATCAGGTATTTCGAGAAGCTGGGCATCCGATTTCTGGTGGTCTTGTCCGTTTCGGCCCTGAACCGCCTATGAACATTCCGGAATTCAAGCACAGCCCGAAAGTATTGGGGCTGCGGCGTGAAGCCTTGGAAGACACCAAGACCCCGGAGGAAATCGAAGTGCGGAACAACGATATCCTGAGAGACTACAAAGCGGGTGTCAAGGTAGAGAATATCGCAGTACGGTACAATGTCACGCCGCGATTCATTGCGGGGCTTATCCAGAAACACCGGGCACATCACCCCCTCTACCGCAAGAACCTGCGCGGCAACGCTAAAATGAAGAAGAAGCTGCCGGAAGAAGTCTGCGAAGGGATTGCAGTAGAATACCAGAACGGGAAAAGCGTCTCCGACATTGCTAAAGACCATAAGATTGCCGTGGGTCAGACCTATAAGATTCTGCATGACTACGGAAAGCTTTCTGAATCGCTGACAGAAGCCGAAACTCGTAAAGCCACGCAAAGTCGTTCTCCTATCACGGATAATGTAAAAGCCCGAAACCGGGAATTTGCGGAATTTGCACGGATGAATACCGGCAAAAATCTGCGTGACCTTGCGGATATATATGGTATCTCCTACAGCACAGCTGTAAATATCGCAAAGTCCGAAAACATCCATAAACGGGCAGGGGTGGTTGTACCGTGAGAGATTTCGAGTGGCGGTATCGCAGGCATCGTGGCACGGTAGCAGAGGAATGTCCCCGCGTTGCTGCTATGTGGCATCCGACAGCCAATTCTGTATCGCCGCAGGAAGTCACCTGCGGCAGCAATCGTAAAATCGCTCTTATCTGCCCGAAATGCGGATACGGAAAGAACGGAGAATGGCGTCCCTCTATCGCCGGTGCCTGTCGAACAGGCGGCGGATGCCCGGCGTGTTCCGGAAAAGTCCTTGTCGAAGGTGTCAATGATGTAGCTACCGTACATCCCGAAATCGCTGCACAGTGGCATCCGACACTTAATGAGTTCCCGCCCACGCGAGTGACTTCCGGAAGCGCAAAGCATGTATACCTTGTCTGCAAGGATTGCGGGTACGGCGCAAACGGAGAATGGCATCCGATGATTGCTTTTGCCTGCGGGTCCGGGGGAGTACATACCGGATGTCCCGAATGCGCCAGAAACTCACTGAGAAAGGCCATGAGAGCCCACTACGCCAAAACAGCAAGGAAACCTGTAGTATCAGTTGCATGCCCTCAAATCGCCGCTTTGTGGCATCCTGAAAACGAATTCGGCCCCGACATGTATACGACCGGCAGCTGCAAAAATATCCCGCTCGTATGCACCGCATGCGGGTACGGCAAAGACAAAGACTGGACGCCTTCGATTGCTGACGTTTGCCGGAAAGGCGCAAAGTGCCCGTTTTGCGGTAACATCGTGAGGTAATACCCTTGTACAGACAGAAAAACAAGACTCCCTATAACATGGCGGGTCAGATGAAGGTAGGTCTGATTGGTGAATCTGTCACCATGCACTATCTTGACTACTATTGTGAAAAGCACAAGGACAGGATTGCAGGATTTTCGGATGTACGGGATGACAAGAAATATCAGGAAGACGACATCGACTTCATTGTATACAGAAAAGACGGTTCTTCATTCACGGTTGAAGCAAAGGCTGACACCTACAAAACCGGGAATGTCTTCCTCGAAACAGCGGTGAATAGTTTCGCTATCGGAGAAGATGACAAGCTACTGCGATTTGGAAAATACCAAAAAGCGATAGCCAAGCACTCGAAGGGATGGCTGTATAAGGAAGCTGACTATATCTTTTATTATTTCACCGAGACCAGGCAAATATATGTCTTTGAGCGCATGGCGGCAATGCACTATCTCAATTTCGCTCTGTGCTCGGATACGGTGTTCGTCCACGATGAACGAAGACCTTTCGGGAGGGCTGCGGAAAACAAAGAGCAGCAAAGTAACTACATGCAATACTACGGTACAGGCTTTTGCGTGAACGCGGAACAGATGCGCCGTTCTGATGTCATCGACCACCGGATGCATCGCGTCGGCAACAAGAGTCTGCGATTTCCGGAGCGCATCGAGCCCGGGAAAGTGTTTGAACATTTTGTAAATCATACTTGTATTTGATACACTTTCGCGCCAAAATATGGTATAATGCAAGTACAGATACAGAAAGCACTATATGTTGTACTTATAAAACCAGGCCGGGAAAACCCACGACTTCAGTCGTGGGATGAAAGGCGTTAAGAACGGGTACATGCTGCCTGTCTAAAAAAGATAAAATTTCTTGTTGCATAAATGTGCGAACGGCGTAGCATTGATAGTAGATTCCGAATGAAGGGAGGCTGCTATCTATGCGTCTTGTAATGAAAGCATACAAATATAAGCTATACAACAGCAAAAAGAACAAGTACCTTGTGCATCAGATAGAAATCGCCTCCGAAATTTGGAATTTCTGCATTGCTATGCGGCGTATGTACTATTTGGTCTATGGCAAAAATCTCAGTGAGGAAAAGTTGAAAATGTATATTGCCAAAATCAAAAAACGTCGCAAGTGGGCACATTGGCGGAATCTCGGCAGTCAAGCTGTACAGGATGTAGTAGAGCGCGTTTACCGCGCCTACAAAGCTTACTTTGACAACAAGAAGAAGGAACATCCTGTTAAGAAGTCACCGCCAAAATTCAAAAAGCGTGAGATGTATAAAAGTTTCACGCTCAAACAGGCTGGCTACAAATTTGATGGTAAAGGCAGCGTCACTATCAACGATAGGAAATATCGATACTTCGATTCTCGTCCGTTGAAAGGTAAAGTGAAGACCTTAACTGTCAAACGCGACAATTTGGGAGACATCTACATCTTTGTCGTCACCCAAGAAGAGTGTAATGAAATCCTTCCGCGAGCAGGTAAAGCTGTCGGGATGGATTTTGGCTTAAAGCACTTCCTCAACTTGGATGACGGCAGCGTAGTAGATTCGCCTGAATGGTATAAAGCCTCACTGAAAGAACTGCAACGAGTACAAAGGCACATTTCTCGCTGTAAACCTGGAAGAAATAACCGTAAGAAAGCAATCAAAGAGTTGAATCGTATCTATCGAAAGATTTGTAATCAACGCACCGATTGGTTCTTTAAGCTTGCTTACCAACTGATAGCGGATTACGCTATCATCTGTATTGAGGACTTAAATCTCAAGGGCATGCAAAAACTCTGGGGACGCAAAATCAATGATATTGCGTTTGGTGAATTTGTCCTAATCCTAGAATGGGCAGCATCTAACTGCGGCACAGAGGTTGTGAAAATTGACCGCTTTGCGCCGTCAAGCAAATGCTGCAGTCGTTGCGGATACATTTACCGAAAACTCACTCTTAAGCAGCGCCGATGGGATTGCCCGTCTTGTGGTACACACCACGAGAGAGATGTCAATGCAGCTATCAATATATGTCGTATGGGATTAGCCCAAATGGGCTACCCTGCGTAAAAATACCCACACGGATGGGGCACCATTCCGTTACCGAGAGGTGTAAGACTGGGTCAGCCAGCGACCTTGTTGAAGTAGAATCCCACGATTTCAATCGTGGGAGTGTGTCAAGTACAACATTTTCCGTTCTGGACACTGTATGTGGCACTTTTGCGTTGACAAAATATGCGAATTGCAGATAATTGGTAGTAGGGTAATTTACCTATTTTTCGGGAGAGTTACTTCTCCCGAATATGCTTCTGTAGCTCAGATGGCAGAGCAGCTGTTTTGTAAGCAGCAGGTTGCAGGTTCGAATCCTGTCGGAAGCTGATGCCGGGAAGATGACCTCCACGCGGTCGGCATCGGGCAACAGGCTTAACCTCCCTTAGCTTGGCAAACATCTTCGCAGATAACATAAAACTCTTAGAAGATACCAGATATGCTCCGAAACAACATCATAGTTTTACACACACTTACATACACATCTGCTTGCAGCTGGTTGTAGAGCGGCGGCAAGCATCGTATCTGGTATCCCATAAGAGTTGCCGCTCATAAAGACAGCCTCCTCGCGGCGAGCGGCGGTAACACGGGTATTGAGCTCCCCGTGGCAAATGTCTTTTCTCTTGGGTCGTTAGCTCAGTCGGCAGAGCATCGGACTGTTAATCCGAGCGTCGCTGGTTCGAACCCAGTACGACCCGCCACGCGGAGTATAGCAAAGGTAGCTTACCAGCCCCATACGCTGGCGGTTGCAGGTTCAAGTCCTGTCTCCGCACCCATCGTCCATGCCATGACGTTAAACCGGCTATTCATGTCAATCGGTCGGACGTAAAATGACCGAAATATTCTGGTATCGAATACGAAGGTTGCAATGCACCATGGTTAATTCGCCCGCAGCGCACGGGAAAAGGTGGTTCAACTCCACCTGCCAGAGCCATGACCTGTTGGAAGCGATTCTAGCAGGTCAAATAAAACAGGGGGGCACTCCGATGCAGTAATTACCGCGTCCGAATGTCAAAATCAAGGAAAGGGTCACACCGATGTACTGATTTGCCTGATGGCGGGCAGCTCCCGCCTTAAAACACCATGATAGGTAGCGCCTATCTGAGTGCGTCCATACCTCGGCGCACTCAGCCACCCGATGGGACAGCCTCCACGCGGCGGGTGGTGGACAGCGACTATGATTGCCGCTGACGAATGTCCTTTCAGGAACCGCATTGCATTCCCTGTGCAAGCGGTATCCTAAACGGTCAGGAAGCCGTGTGGGCGAGTGCTTCCTCTTGTGCTTCGGCGCAGAAACAACAAATCTCGTCCCGCTAAGCATGCATCGTACGAGCATCCCCGTTAAGCCGGGGCGCAGCCAGACGCGACATAGCCGAAAAAGGCGAGACTGCTGCGCGGCATCTGGTAAGTTTGCCGCAGTCTTACACAGCCCATAGCATTCCGTTGACCCGAATTGACAGGGAAGTAACGGCAGGGCTTGAATTGAAGTTGACCAGTGTCCAAAATGCTTTTCCGGATTCTTTCGTATCGTCCACGCAGAGATTCGCGGAATCGCTAAGAGACATAAAGATGATGTTTCGGGGATGACGACCTACTAAACGGACATCATGGCGGGGCTAAGAGAGGGTTCACCCGCTTTTTCTCATGCAGGCATCGTATAGGGGTTAATACACCAGCCTTCCAAGCTGGTCACGCGGGTTCGAATCCCGCTGCCCGCTCCACCGTCGCCGTCACCGTACGCCACGACACTAAACTGGCGAGCATGGTTCAGAGAACCCGCGCCAAGGAAGCCCACTGCGTGAGCGGTGGGAGGAATTGGCGCATGAGTTTTCAAGAATGATGAATGTGTACAATCTGTAAATAAGAAAGCCACTTGATTTCTTTTTGCATCAAAAAATGTTATAATGCCGGTATAATCAATCAAGGAAAGGAGGGCTATTATGGCTTTCGGAAACAAGAATAGTACGCCATCGTTTGCGTTGACTCTTCCTATGAAAGTAACTAAACAGGATGAAATTTTTCTTTCCAAAAAGTTTCGCATTGGATGCATGGTTTACAACCAAATGGTTACGAAAACCACAAAGATGTGGCATCAACTGCGTAAAACGCGTGAATACAAAAATCTTGTGAAAGCCATAAAAGCTGCTCCTGCCAATAGTGATGAACGAAAAGCACTCTTGGTGAAGCGTTCCAATTTGATTAAGCAGGCAGGCTTTTCCGAGGGTGTCTTCCACAAGCTGGTTGTACCTTACCAAAAAGCGTATAACGTAAATTGCGATGTTGCTCAAAAAGTAGCGTCTGCCGTTTGGAAGGCATGGAACGATTTCTTTTACGGGAAAGGAAAAACCGTACACTATAAAAAGTTGGACGATTTTGTAACCCTTTCCGGGAAAAAAAATAACTGTGGTATATTCTTTCGCCCAGCAAATCATACGGTGAGTTCTTTGGAGTCTGCCAAGCGAAAAGCGAAAAACTCTATCGAAAAAAGATACTTCGATGCTTTTAGAAAGCCCGATGCCAAAGAGGGCAAAGAGGTAGTTCTTCCCAATGAAGTGAAAGCACAAATGGAAAAAGAGATTGCTGACGCCACGGCGAAAATTGAACCGTATATCGGAGATGGCAATCTGCGTATCATTTACGAAAAGCACGAATTCCTTGTCAAAGTGCGCAACCCCGATACTCAAACGGGCAAGTATCAACAGGAGGCGCTCAAATGCGGCATTAAGTATTGCCGCATTGTTCGCTCATGGGTCGGTACTAAATGGAAGTATTACGCTCAACTTATTTTGGAAGGCTATCCGCCCATCAAATGTGACAGTAACGGAGTTGCAAAACACCCTGTGAAGGAAGGTCGCATTGGCATAGATATCGGCACGCAAACCATCGCGTTTTGCGGTAAAGATGTTTGCGACCTTCGTATACTTGCACCGTCTGCTATAGCAGAAGCTCGCAATGGTCTTACCAAGGAAATCGCACGCGTTACGCGGCAAATGGACCGTTCGCGCCGTGCAATGAATCCACAATACTTCAATGAGAACGGAACCATCAAACGGCTAAAGCGCAAGAACGGACATAAGCAAATTCGTCATTGGAACTATAGTAAGAACTATTATCGGCTGCTGCATAGGCTGCGGGACTTGAACCGCAAACTTGCTGCTGTACGCAAAACGGAGCATTATATTCTCGCCAACGAATTGCTGTCATACGGCAACGAGTTCGTAGTTGAAGATATGAACTACAAAGCTTTGCAGAAGCGCAGCAAGAAAACAAAAATCAATCCCAAAACCGGTAGAGCGCATACCAAAAAGCGGTTCGGTAAATCTATCGGACGCTGCGCTCCTGCTTTGTTTATAACAATTTTGGGGCAAAAAGCAAGTCGTTACGGCGGCAGCGTTATCAAGGTCAGCACCTTCGAGACGAAAGCCTCGCAGTTTGACCATACCGATGATAGTTATACCAAGAAAAAACTGTCCCAGCGTTTTGCAAAACTTTCCGACGGAACCATTGTTCAGCGGGATTTGTATTCCGCATTCCTTTTATTGCATCTTAGAAAGAATCTTCAGTCCTATAGTAAGAAAACCATCAAGAAAGATTTTCCGCAGTTTAAGAGACTGCACGACGAAACAAAAGAACGCTTGAAAAACAGCCACGATTGGTTGCCTTCAAGCGTAGGATTCTAAAGCACTTATAATAAAAACAACTTAAAGGGTTTCGACGTAGCCCTATTGATTGCCTTGAAGTGCTGCTTTCGGCAACACTTGATAGGTGAAACCCTTGTTAAGGGAATATCTACACTTTTTATGCTGGCTTTTCGGGCATTTTTGCCCTGCCTTTAAGCTTCGCTTTGGGTAGTAAGTACACTGGTCTATCGAAAGATAGTGTATCTGGCAGCTTCATGCTGTTGGAAAACCCTGCAACTGCATTGCGTCAGCATAGAATTCCACTCCGTGAGGGGTGGGAGTACGTCAATTGTGGTCCGCTGTCGAATGCCCACGGACAGCCAAAAAATCAATCGGCAAACAGGTGCTGCACCTGAAGGTATCCGAAAGTCTCGGCATCAGTCGCGAATGGTGCTGAAAAACATCGGAGAGGATACAGCGCAGAATCCTCCGGGGTTGCTACCGGATGGTGCTGGACTCGAGGTTGGCTTCCTCGCTGAGGGGTGATAACCAGCATAAAACACCCTACCGTGCTTGGTTAGCTCAGTTGGTAGAGCAGCGCATTCGTAACGCGCAGGTCGGCAGTTCGAGTCTGCCATCAAGCTCCACGGTCCGATTGGGTGACGCGCTCTTTGAGAATCCGCCCAAGAAGCTGTCAGCGGGGGCATGCACTTGCTGACGGTTGGCTAAGTCCTTACGGAAGTCGTCGTAGCCGGAACCGAACACGAACGGGCAACGTAAAGCCCCGCACGGCAGAGCGTTATCTGCTTTAGCGCATGACAACTCTAAGTAGGAAGGAGATGATTCCGATGGAGCAGGCAATTATCAACGTCGAAGGCACATCAACGATTGAAACCGCAGCGGCGGCTAAGAAGCTGATTGAGACCTTCGGAAGTCAGAACATCCGTGCTCTCTCGGTCAAGCGCTTGAACGAGAACAGTAACGAAGTCGTTGTTGAACTCGATTTTGTACCGGGTCTGACACCGCATCTGCACGGCTTCGCTTTGCAAGTCAATGGCTTGACTGCGGGTTACGACGGCACCGGCCCCTCGAACCTGTACGAAGTACTGCAAGCAGCTGGCGTTGATGAGCGCCTTCTGACGCGTGAGGATATCACGCAGAAGAGCAACAAGACCATTCCGCTGCATCTGGAGCGCGAGGTCAAACAGTACGGCGAACTTCATTACGCGTAATTACTGGCGGGTCTTTCCCGCCATCATGGGGGCATAGCTCAGTTGGGAGAGCACCTGCTTTGCAAGCAGGGGGTCGAGGGTTCGAATCCCTTTGCTTCCACCACCAGACACATCTCCATCTTGGAAATCGTCTCTGGGCGTGCATTGTACTGTTACACAAGCGCAGTACGGTCATTTATTTGGTGCGGTACTCCTTAACTACACCACGAAGACGATAATCCTGCCCGCACCGCCCCCACCTGAGGGTCATTTACACAGGGTTACGTCAAGCCGAAAACATCATGCCGAGTGGCGAAAACGGCTGCGGCATGGGCGAGACAAATTCGTCTCGTCAGCCATCTTTTGAGAGCGACCTCCACGCGGTAGATGGCGGGCAACGCAGATTTCTGCGGCTAACACTCTCTGATTCTTGGATAGGTGTCCGAGTGGTTTATGGAACTGGTCTTGAAAACCAGAGATGCATCCGCGTCCGTGGGTTCGAATCCTACCCTATCCGCCATCAGCAGTCGGATACACTCTGTACCCGGCTGCTTTTTACATATTTGCGCTTCTTTTCATCGTACCAGAATCGTTTTTTCTCCGATAGGAGCCTCTCGGATTCTGTTGCGATTTGTGAACATTACGTTAATCATGGTCGTACTCAGTACACTTTCAAGGAAAAATGTGGTATAATGCATATAGAGCGACAGGGAAAACGAAATATCAGAAGTCCTCCGCTCTTCACATCGTTTCGTTGATGTGGGGACTCACCCCACACAGTAAAAAGGAGAAGTAAAATCATGCGCAAAAAGTCTATGATGAAGAATGTGCTTGCAGTTGCCATGGCTGCTACAGTCGCAATCTCTGTTACCGGATGTAAGGGCAAGAAGAATCAGGATGCTGCCTCTTCTGCTCCTTCCACCAGCCTGAGCGATTCTGCAAGCACCGCACAGTCCGAAACCCCCGACACTGCCGAGAAGGAAGATACCAGCGCGGCGGCGTCCGAGAGCAAGGCTGAGAGTGAAGCCGAGAGCAAGCCCGATTCAAATGCTGCCAGCACCGAGAACAAGACCGCTGAGTCTGAGGCTGCTTCCGACAAGGCTGAGAAGCCCGCTGCCAGCCAGAACACGAACCCCGACAATGTTTCTACTAAGGATGGTCCCGCCAAGGCTCCCGTCTACAACACCCATAAAACCACCACCGGCACCAAGACTCCTGCCCAGAAGCCTGCTGCTGTGACTCCCGCTGCCACTCCCGCCGAGAAGAAGTCTCAGCCCGTCTACACCTTCACCGTGCGCCATCATGACGCCACCTGCACCACGCAGGGCTATGATGAGCATATCTGCAACGAGTGGGGCGGCATGAACTACAACGACAACTATGTTGCCGCCAAGGGTCATAGCTGGGATAACGGCACCGTGACGAAAGCTGCCACCTACACCGAGACCGGCATCAAGACCTTCAAGTGCAAGGATTGCGGTGAGACCCGTACTGAGGAGATTCCTTCTCTGGACAAGACCTACCACATCCTGCAGGTCGTTGCCCCCACCTGCACTGAGCAGGGCTACACCGTCTACATCTGCGACCAGGACGCTACGCTGACAGAGAACCGCGATTTCGTGGACGCTCTGGACCATGATTGGGGCGAGGGTGTCGTCACCAAGGCTGCTACCTGCACTGAGGATGGCGAGAAGACCTTTACCTGCTCTCGTGACGGCGCGACCAAGACTGAGGTCATCCCGGCTGTGGGTCACAAGTGGGATGATGGTACTGTCACCACGCCCGCCACCTGTGAGGCTTCCGGCGTGAAGACCTACAAGTGCCTGAACGATGGCTGCACCGAGACTAAGACCGAGGAGATTGCCGCGCTTGGTCATAACTACGATGACGGCGTTGTCACCAAGGCTGCTACCTGCACTGAGGATGGCGTCAAGACCTTCACTTGCCAGAACGACAAGAGCCATACCTACACCGAGGTCATCCCCGCAACCGGTCACGATTACGATGACGGCGTTGTGACCACCAAGCCCACCTACACCGAGAACGGTGTCAAGACCTTCACCTGCCACAACTGTGGTGATACCTACACTGAGAGCATTCCGGCTCTGGGTTACACCTACAACGAGACCGTGGTCGCTCCTACCTGCACTGAGGACGGCTATACCATGCACGAGTGCGTGGAAGATGCCACCAAGTCCTTCAAGGACAACATCGTCCCTGCACTGGGTCATGAGTACAAGGAAGTCACTACTCCCGCCACCTGCAAGGACGCTGGCAGCGTAGATAAGGTCTGTGAACGCTGCAACGATAAGCAGCATGTCCGCGATATCCCCGTCAATGAGGAGCATCAGTGGGACGAGGGTGTTATCACCAAGGAGCCTACTGCCACCGAGCCGGGCATCAAGACCTATACCTGCACCGTCTGCAACAAGACCAAGACCGAGAGCATTGCTAAGGTCCATGTCCATGAGTACACGGGTCTTGGTGAAATCGTCAAGGAGCCCTCTTGCGAGACTGAGGGCGAGCGTTGGATGTACTGCACCAATGATGGCTGCGACAGCAAAATTCTCGTTCCTATGCCCGCTATCGGCAGCCACGACTGGGACTTCGAGCACACCGAATGCCTGAAAAAGGCTACCTGCACCGAGCCGGGCACTATGCTGATGCACTGCAAGCGCGATGTTTCCCATACCATGACCTACTCCTACGGTGGTACTGGTCATATCTGGGATGAGGGTGTCATCACTACCCAGCCCACTCATGACGAGTACGGCGTCAAGACCCTGCACTGCAAGAACTGCGATGCGACCATGACCGAAAAGGTCCTGCCCACCAAGTACACCTTCACTGTTACCGTTGTCCCGCCGACTTGCACCAAGGACGGCTATACGATGCACAAGTGCAATGAGGATGACAGCTTCTCTTACAAGGACAACATTGTACACTCCACTGGTCACCATGCCGAGATGCGTGTCATTGAGCCTACCTGCAAGGAAGAGGGTCGCACCGAAATCTACTGCACCGTCTGCGGTGAAGTGAGTACCGTTCTCTCTACCACGCCCAAGAAAGACCATACTTGGGATAACGGTGTCGTTACCACCGAGCCTACCACTGAGCATGAGGGTGTCAAGACCTACACTTGCACTGGCTGCGGCGAGACCAAGACTGAGTCTATCGCTCGTCTGCCCGCGAGTGCTAAGGTGGCTGCAAACCCTATCGTAGCCGGGGCTGAGCCTGTTGTCGAGGTTCCGGCGCAGGAAATGAGCGCCGAGAGCATCAACGCCGAGACCTATGTCGCAGAGACTCCGGTTGAGTCTGCTGTACCTGCTGAAACTCCTGCCGAGCCCGTTGCTCCTGTTGAGCCCGCTGTACCTGCTGAGACTCCTGCCGAGCCTGCCGCTCCTGTTGAGTCTGCTGAGACCGAGAAGTCTGCCGAGACTTCCGAGGACAGCACCGACACCAAGCAGGAAGATGCCGACATGCCTAAGGAGACCGAGGCTGAGGTCGTAATCGTTGAGGGCGCTGCGGAGTAAATCTTCCGTTTCCAACACTACAACAGAGGTCCGCAAAGACCTGAATCTATCGAGGCTTGCCGGGAAACTGGCAAGCCTTTTTTATTGTCCGGCAGACCCGCGTGGTGCTGATTACGACACAAAGAAAGGTGATACGAATGATTGATTATATTGAGAAAGCAAAGGCATTCGCCATGATGGCGCACAAGGGCCAGACCGACAAGGCAGGGGAAGACTACTTCACGGCGCATGTGGCCGTTGTCGCAGACGGCGTTGAGCCTGACCCGCTGGTGAAAGCTGCCGCCTACCTGCACGACACGGTGGAGGATACCGGCACCACGATAGATACCATCAGAGCGGAATTCCCTCAGGGAGTGGCTGAGGCGGTCTCTGTACTGACTCGGGAAAAAGATATGACATACGCAGAGTATATCTGGCGTGTTAAGCAAAACGACATTGCCGTCAAGGTAAAACGCGCAGACCTCGTCAGCAACATGGACCTTAACCGAATCCCGTATCCTCTCACAAGCAAAGACCTTGCGCGAGAAGCCAAGTATCTCCGTGCCTACAAGATGCTTGATGGCAGAAAGACAGTCTCTGCCGTAAACCCCTATGCTCTGTATGACTATCTCATCACCTGCGGATGGGAGAATGACCCTACTGAGAATTCAGCATCCGAATCTCCCGTTCTGAAAGCGCCTTCCGGCTCCTACAAGGTGCTGGTTCCCCTTGATATGCTGCGTACAGATTACGAGCAGCGCCTCAGAGATGCTCTGGAAACGCTTTGCGTCTTCGAGGCGGCACCGATGTGCGATATCCTCGGAACGCTCTTATACTGGACGCCAGCGCCCGCAGAGAGCAAGTCCTGAGCCGAGGAAAGCGCTATTTCTGAAACTTGCAAAGACTCGCGTTTGTGTTGCTGTTGCTTTTGCCTGTTTTCTGACGGGGCAGATTCGAGGCAGATTCAGCACTGATTCGCGCCAGACGAATACGACAAGCAAGCGCACAAAATGCGACTCGCTCAGATGTTAATTGTTTGTGAATCATACTTGTACTCGCTACAAATCCGCGTCCAAATATGGTATAATACAAGTATAAAAACAGCGATAAAATGTGATATTCGCTGTAAAATCAAGCTATGCAACTGTCGTCTGCTTTTGCGGATGACATACTATGCTCCAGTGGCGAAATTGGCATACGCGGCAGATTCAAACTCTGTTTTCTCCGGGTTCAACTCCCGGCTGGAGTACCATTTTTGAAATTAACTCAGGGGGTGATTTCGTGAATAATATAAGCGCTGTGGCCATCGGAAAGCTCATTGCTGCACACCGTGAAGGCGACGAGCAGAAGTTCAAAACCTATGTTGATTTTATCGCCAAAGCCTATGAAGAACAGGGAAACGACCGTGCCGCTAACATCATCCTCAGCAACTATACGGGTGATTATGGCGAGCAGGGGAAGGTCGTTCTGGATGAACCAACCGAACAGACTACATACTACGAGACAGGCTGGTATGAGCCTGATGTTTTGGGGTCCGGTGGCTCCTATCTTGGAGTTACCAAAGCAACTTCCGAGGAAGAAGCATTGCAACGGCTGCTGAAACACTCTGCCGACTATGCACATCGTATCACTCTATATAAGAAGGACGGCAAGACGATAAAGCGGGAAATTTCCGAGTATGACCAGTGAACAACCCCGCCTAAACCGGCTCGCCGGTTATAGACGGGGCTTGCGGGGCAACTCGTAAGCCCGGTTGATTAGCTTTGGTGAACGGCAACTTCGGTTGCTGCGAACTCCGTTATGCATTTGATGAGCAATCATCTTCATAATATAGGCACCCCGATTATGCTCCACAAGTGTCGGGCTCTGCGGGCAGTGTATGTGTCAATGACGCAAGCCGTTGATATGTATTACGTTAAAAATCTCTAAGGGTAGGAGATGTGCGGTTGCCATGCCGAAAGGCTAAAACAGTGCATAACATTGGCGAAGTGGACCACAGGGCGCAAGCCCTGACTTATAGTTTCATTACTATTTAACGAAAGGAGTATCTTGCATGAACACTTGCGTTTGTGTTCTCAGCAACAATGGTGAACGCTTAATGCCTACCTTCCGTCTTAGCAAGGTACGCCGACTTCTGAAAGACGGAAAAGCGAAAATTGTTAAACACCATCCCTTTACCATCCAGCTGCTGTATGACAGCAAAACAAACACCCAACCCATCGAAATCTGCGAGGATGTAGGTTACAACTACATCGGTATCAGCGCAAAAAGCAAATCTCGCGAATATGTATCTACTCAATATGATACATTGCAGGATGAGAAGGAACATCACGATGATTGTCGCAAGATGCGTCGTTCCCGAAGAAACAGACTGCGTTACCGTAAACCGCGTTTCGATAACCGCAAGCGTGATGAAGGTTGGCTTGCACCCTCTCTGGAGCATAAGAAGCAGTTGAACATCAGCCTTATCGAACGGTATGTATCTGTGATTCCGATTACTCATGCAACTGTTGAGGTTGGTTCTTTTGACACGATGTTGCTGCAATCTATCCAGAAAGGTGAAGCAAAGCCAGAAGGCGCAGACTACCAGAAAGGCCCGCGCTACAACTTGGCAACCTTGCGTGAAGCGGTGTTCTACCGTGATAATTACACATGCCAGGTTTGTAAACGCAAAATTACGGATGGTGCTATTTTGCACATGCACCACATGTTCTACTGGAAAGGCAGACATGGCTATCAGCTTGATGAATTGGTTACAGCGTGTGAAAAATGCCATACGCCAGCTAATCATCAAAAGGGAGGTAAACTCTTCGGTTTTGGTAAAGACAAAAAGTTTGCCAACCTTACAGGTGCAGCGTTTATGAACGCTATTCGCTGGCAGATAGTAAATGCACTGTACGCCACATACGGTAAAGAATTTGTGACCATCACTTATGGTGCAATGACAAAAGAAAAGCGCATCGCGCTTCAGCTTGAAAAGAGTCATAATAATGATGCATACGCAATGGGTAAACTTCATCCAAGCCGTCGCTGCACATTCGTACATTACGAAAAGATAAAGCGTAACAATCGTGTGCTGGAAAAATTCTACGATGCCACTTATATTGACGCTCGCACTGGTAACAAGGCAAAAGGCAAGGAACTTTTTAACGGCAGAATCAGCCGCGACCACAAAAAAGATTCCGAAAACCTGCACAAGTACCGCAACAAAAAGGTATCGAGGGGTCGTCGCTCTATAAGAAGGCAGCGCTATGCAATTCAGCCATACGACACTGTGCGTCTCGAAGGTAAAACGTACATTACAAGCGGGTGCCATAACAAAGGCACAAGACTTTTGATTCCCGTCAACGGGAAAAGTAAGTCAGTAGCAATTTCCAAAGTTCAAGTTGTTTGCCATGTGGGAGCATGGATACAAATCATCTAAATACTGAAAGGAGGTAAGCAGGAAACGCTGTATCTTAGTCTTTTCTAAGAAATGCATTCCTCCCCACCTAAGCCTTACGGCTATAGATGGGGTGTCCTGCTCCATAATTATGAATAATACTATGATTCCGATTTTACCGGAACTGAAATCTGCGATGAAGCAGGTCACAAAACAATATCAGTCGGACTTTGACCTCGACACAAAGGTCATTCAGAAAGCCGCAAAGGAAGCAAAAGCCGACGGCAAGCCTCAGACATTTCTGTGGTTTTGCCGGGAAAGCGGGACCTACATTGCGCGGGAATCTAACGCGTATTTGAAGGAATCGCCGATGTACATCTCCTACCAATACTATGCGGACCAGCAGAGACGGGAAGCGAAAGGCATCAAGGCGTATGTCGTCACCGTTACGGGACTTGATGGCAGAAAGCCCTTGGGGTTCGCAACGCCCATCGACTACTTCAAGGAATGCGAGCGGCAGAAACGGTATGCCGTTCCTGCAAATCGGATTGCTCTGCATTTCGAGAAGGAGACGGTCGTTACGGATAGACCCAAGACCATCCCGCGCCATCACAGCGAGTACGGAGAACTCAAATCCGTCACCTATCTGCCGGATGATGCTGCTGCGCTCGACTATGCGCTTTCCATGGTGCATCAGAGCCGCGAGAAGTCCAGCCGAAAGGTAGGTGCCTGAATATGGGTAAGATTATCGAGTTGACCCATGACGATGTTCAGAACGAACTTGCCTATGCTCTTATCTGCGAGACTATGGAGGGTGCATACTGGAATTCCGGGCGCAGACGCCGTATGTTCAGCAAAGCCTTTACGCGCAGTGAACAGCAGCGCATCTCGAACATCAAGGCTAAGGCACACAAGTGGTATCTCGTTACAGGTGTACCCGAAAAGGTACGCATGAGCTACGACAACTACTTGCTTTGGCAGCGCCTTGCGAACTTCTGTGCAGCTATCTGAGTATCAGCAATACCATACAGTGGGCTTTCCTTTTGGGAAGGCCCATTTTTACTTGCATGTTTGTGCGAACCGAATAGAATGGAAGTGTACGATAGATAACATTCCACTTAGCAGCATTTGCCACCGTACAATTCACAATCTGTAAACAACAAGCAGACCCACCATTTTGGCGGGCCTGCTTTTTTACTTGGAAAGGAGAAATTGCCTACGACAAACACATTAACTGTAGATTTTAGCTATGTTGCCGAATGGGACAACGGTTCCAACCCGAGCATGGTATACGGCGAAGATATCGCTGAGAAAGTTTGAGGTGAAAAAATATGATGTATCTGAAACAGTTCCCGGATATCTGCCGGGAAATGGGGTTTGATGTCGAAGATAAAGCAAAAACCATAACCTTGCGCATTACCGACATCAATTACTCCATCGACATCAACAAGAAACTCTTTTTGGAGGACCTTGAGTTGATACTTGATTCGTACAGTGAAGTGCGTGAAGCAATCGCCATTTTTGAGGCTAAAACAAAGTCCGGGAAATACGACAACTTGGATGCAACCGAGCTCCAGAAACTCAAGTGCGTCTTTGACAAAGCTTGGGAAACCGGGCGGCTCAAAGATGACACCGGTATGTTCCAGACAGAAGTTGATGCCTGCCATCAGCACGCCGAATATCTCAAGGCTGTTCTTGAAAAGCTGCTGGAAAAGCTGAAAAAGGAAGTCGATAAAGCACGTCTCTATTCCACGTCTTCCCATGACTTTCCGATTGTCATGAAACAGATTGATGCATCCTGTTACAAAGCATATGTGCCCACGAAATCTAATAATGGGTTCATTGTTCAGGAATACATCTTTGACCTGAATGACATTGGGAAAAACGATGAGAAGAAAATTCGCGCTCAGTTCGATGAACTTTTCCAGAGGACGAACACTGCTGACAGCTACCGTCTTTTGGCAGAGCTTTCCATCGAGGTTGGATACTTTGTCCCTGTCTGCGGAATTTTTTTCAAAAGAATGGACGACGCTATATCGTACATCAAGACGAAAACCGACGTTGACATGACAATCATACGGTCTGATAAGACAAACCTCGAAATGATTCGGACATTGGATAAGTTTCACTTGGCAATGCTGCTGAATCATATCTGCGCGGACAGCAAAAATTGCCCCTCCTCCACCACAGGCTGGTGTGAATGGTTGGGCAACAACTGGAATTCTATGACTTGAACCATTTTTTAGAAAATCGAAAAACAGGAGATAAAACTATGGCACGGAAAGAAATCAAAATTTTCATGGATTCCAAGGAAGTATCTAACTTCCTGAAAGTCATTGACTGGTCCTGGCTGTTCACCTTCCTCAGTGAACGCTACAACGTCTCGCTGAGCCCCCGCAAAGAACTGAAAGAACTGCGCGATGGTGCAGCAATCATCAAAGTCGAATGGCCTGATGAATTGATTGAAAAGTGTGGGATGATGGCTGATGTATTTTCGTCGGTCAAGCTTGCTACGTTTGATTCGTGTTTCAAGCAAGTCGTGGAATACGATGAAGATAAATTCAATGAAGAACGGAAAGCATGGTTTTCCCATCCGACAAAGATATTCAGCTATCTTGATTGTGATGGCACCGTCAAGGAACGCACTCTTGCGCTGAACATTTCCCTTCGTTACACGCTGTATGACGGAGGCTATAATTTCGCAACACTGCTCTATGCGGTTTATTCCGACGTGAACGGCTGGACTGTACAGATGGAAAAAGAATAATATGAAGAATGTGCTCTGGAAAAATCAGGAATTCGAAGGCTTAACGAAGTAAGTATTTAGGAGGAAAAATATCATGGCAAACAATATCAACCGCGAGGGATTCAAAAGGTTCCTCGAGCTCGGCGCTCCTTCGTTCGAAGGCAATATCATTCTTGATTCCGGTGAGCTGTCCGAGTATTACTACCGTTTTATGCGCATACCGCTCGCATATGGTGAGCATAAGGTAGATGTTCTGTACGGGCAGCGGTTTTATGGAACCTTGGAAAATAAACCCGTAACATTCAACCAGGAGATACGCTTCCTTTGCCTCGTTGTCGATAATGCCAAAACCGTCAATGAAACATTGGACTTCAAAACGATTTTCTGCCGTTCTTCTTTTACCTCGGATTCTGTCATAGAGGAAATGGCACAGAAGCTGTTCGATATGTTCCGAGAGAATGTGACGGAAGAAGACAAGAAGAAAATTCTCAAGGGCGGTTATTACGACCAGACAGCACGACAGAACGCTTTCTGTCGCATAATAAAGGGGTATAAGAATTATCGCAGCCCTATTGACAGCATTGTAGATGAGATTGGAAACGGGTCTTGCTTTGGCCTGACATCCACAAATGCTGATGAACTGGTAGTGGATTATCTTGCTAATCCCACCGGCTGGGCTGAACGGACGATGGAGAGAATCAAGAAAGCGAGCCTTGAGTATTCCGGGCTCCAGTTCTGGATTACATTGGCCATGACGGAGGAGTTAACGGAAGAGTACGTGAAAAAGTACAGCAATCCCGATACTCCTGAAGGAAAATTCAAATCCTTGACAGACAGCATCAAGAACTATAAGAACGTCCACCTTGGCTTGGACGTCAACGGAGAAATTGACTCTGTCAAGTACCCCGTTGACGGAATTTTCAATATAGATGCCATGTATGATGGATATCTCGATACATGGAACATTGCTCCGCGTAGTGAAGAGGAACGCATTGAGGAATTTTTAGAGGAAAACGATGCTCTTCTTAAAAACCAGGATAAGATTCCGTTCAAGTACATTTCGGATATCCATTACGGAAAGAAAACGGTCTGGAAGAATCCAGATTTCGAAAACTAACAACAAAAAACCGCCCACAACATAATTTGGTGGGCGGCTTTTTTAGAAATCTACGCTACAATTACAAATTACAGAATAAGGAGTGAGTGGACTGCTCTCCACATCTAAAATTACACTCTTCACCACTCGCCTTCGAATGAGCAACATTTTTTACTTGCCAAAATATGCGAACTAAGTAGAATGGGTATTGTACGATAGATACCATTCCAAATCAAAAAGGCTTTCTGCCTTTCGTACATTCACAATTTCGCTTAAAGGGCGGACTTCTCGATTCTGAGAGGTCCGCTCTTTTCGCATCCAAAACACTTAAAGGAGTTTGTATCATGAACAAAACTGTACCAACTATCGAAATGAACCCCATCGATGACATCCAGCATCTGCTCGAGGAATCCGGCTGCTACGAATCGGAAGTCGAAATGATGAAAACCGCTGGCACCTACGATGCGTTTGTCCGCAAGGTCCACGATGCCATCGACTGGGGTTACCTTTGCACACAGATGACTGAACTGGAGAACAACACGATTGCTGCCGCCATCGAAAAAGTCCATGGCATGACTACCAAGACGGAGGATGATGCGTGATGTTTAAGAATCTGGTGCGTTCGGAAAAATACCTCATTACAGCTGTGCTTTACCTGCCTAAAAACATGGACACCAAGATGGTTTCATTCCTGTCTTCGGGCGCTGGTACCGCAATGCTCGATGACTTGGATAAGCGCGGATACCGTGTTTTCTGTGTTTCGCTCAATTTCGAGCTAAACGCCGAATTGACCAATACTTACAGCTGCAAGCCCGCCAATTCTCTGCTCGAATTGATGAAGCGTGACCTGCGCCTTATCTCCGAGCCGCACATCTACATCGCTGGGTACTGTGACCGGAACGCATCCGAGTGGCAGATGGTTAAGAACTCGACAACAGGTCTTCCTCTCGTATCGCTGGTAGACCATCCTACTGATGCACGGACAAAGGAAGCATTCCTCTATCGGCTCAATGAGAACGGAGAAGCCTGCATGGTGTTCGATTCCGCTTACTTTGGTTCCGCGAACACGCCGATTGGCAGCTACCAACTCACCGAAAAGGAAATCCGCGCCGTTCAGGCAGCGCTTCGAAGCGAGAACTATATTTACTAAAATCAAAAAGGAGAATGTGAACGATGAACCTTATCATTAACACGGTCGGCGGTCAGTTTCTGACTCTCACCCCGGAAATGCTTCAGGAAAAGCTCGGTCTCAAATCAGACATTCTTTCGCTCGGTATTGAGGTATCTGACGGCAATACCGCAATTACCGCTCAGTCCTATACCAAGTGGGAGTGCGCAGGCGATACGATTTGCCCCCTTATCGATGTAAATGTGAAGAATGGCGGCAAGGAAATGCAGGCAGCAATGTTCCAGCTTCCGACGCCCGAAATCCCCGCTCCGTTCTGCCGTCTGTACGACGAGCAGGGCAGCGATGAGGAAGACTGGTTCGCGACCGCAAGCTTCTCGCCCCGTTCTGACAATGATGGCAGCAAGCATCCTGTGTTTGTGGACGACGGTTTCGGAAAGCCTGTCCCGGCATCCGATGTCATCCAGAACCGTGACGGAGAGTTTTCTTCCCGGTGCTCGACCAGCAAGGAACTGTTTGACTTCAATGTCAAGGTCGCACAAAATCGCTGAGTTCGCTTTTAGTACAGCAAATCTATGTATGACAGGGAGTTGCCTTCGGGCAGCTCCTTTTTTTTGTGCCTTTTTCGTTGCACATTCTTGCGAACCGCATAGACTGGTATTTATGGAGGTGTTTTCATCATTGAAAATTAAAAGAGAAATGCCTGTTACAGCAACGCCTACACTCAAATCCGCGTTTTCACTCGGGACAATCGTTAAGGTTCAGAAGGACGCCGACCAGAAATATATAATTATCGGTTATGCAACCGACATCGTGCCCTACGCCTATTATGCTGCGCCATGGCCGCAAGGATTCATTAACGGTGACAGCGTTTTCCTCATCGAGCCGAACGAGATTTCCGGTATCGTTGCAGCTGGGACGCAGAACACCGAATCCGTCTTGTTCCTGCAGGCGCTGAATGAGGTTATGCAAAAGGAGACAATCTATGACAGTTAAAGAACTGAAAATGATGCTCAACGATATGCCGGACGACGCTATTCTGTTGACCCGGAGTGCTTTGGACGCATCGGAATTCGAACAAGCCACGGCGCGGGAAATGACCGTCGTTAGCGTTCGCGGGCGTATTATGCTTCCGCGTTGGGCTTATGCGTGCAGCCTCACGCCGGACGGACCATCGAAGAAGGCAGTGTTGTTCGACTGAAAGGAGATGAAAAAATGCGTCCCATCAACCAAACACCTCAAAGCGCCGATGGTGCCTACGAACGCGAGACCATCATCAATTTCTGCGATGCAGAGAAAACCTGCTCGTACTATACGCGAAATTATTCGCGGATGAACGAGTTGCGAAAACTTGCAACAGAGCATCCCGATGAGGTGAAGCTGACCATCGACAAGGAAGATTGCGTAGAAGCGGAATTTCCGAAAAAGTGGGTAAAAATTCGTCCTCCCATGTTTATCTCTGAAGAACGCCGAGCAATCCTGGTCGAAAGCGGCAAGAAACTCGCAGCACTGTCGAAAGAAAAAGCGGCACGCAAAGCCGTGCAGGAAAAGAAATAAGGCCGATTGGCTTTATAATATAAAGTATTTTTAGGAGGAATCATTATGTCTTACGGTTCAGAGGCGGCGGTCCTCAATGCACTTCTCAGCATCTTTGCTGGATTTTGGCTCATCATCCTGGCATTCTTCGTTCTCAACATTGTGGCTGGCTGGAAAATCTTCGAAAAGGCCGGTCAACCCGGATGGGCGTCCATCGTCCCGTTTTACAACAGCTACATCCGGTACAAAATCTTCTGGGGCAACGGCTGGCTGTTCTTTGTCCCCATCGTCTGCACTGTACTTGGCGGCATCCCGCTGCTCGGCACGCTGCTGGTCATCGTTGGCGTCATCATTAGCATCGTAACCCTGTACAAACAGAGTGTCGCGTTTGGGCAGGGGATTGGCTTCACCATTGGCCTGTTCTTCCTGAACCCCATCTTCAACATGATTCTGGCGTTCGGTCAGTATCGGTACTTCGGTATCCCGCAGGATGGCTATTCTTATGACCAGATGAAGCAGAAGTATGATACCTACAAGGCTGCGCATCCTGCTCAGGCTCAGCCTCAGTACCAGCAGCCGACTCAGGAACAGACCCAGAACCCCAACATGACCTACCAGGCTCCTGCACAGCCCAAGCAGCCTGCCGCGCCGGTTCAGCCTCAGCAGCCCGCTGCACCGCAGCAGCCTACAGATAACCAGGCTCAGTAAAATCAGATAATTGCGGCTATAGCGGACTTTCCGAAGCAGGAGGTCCGCTTTTATACGGTCGTTTTCCGCTATAATTTCAGTCCCTTGAACATAATTGTTGACGCGATATGCGAACCGAATAAAATAAGAATTGTACGATAGATACCATCTACTAAGGCGCTAACTGCGTTCGTACAATTCACAATTTTGCTTTAAGGCGGACTTCCCGATTTTGGGAGGCCCGCCTTTTTGCGCTCAAAAAAGGAGAACGAAAATGAAAGTAGCTTTTCTTAACTGTACCGACGAACTCAATCCAGATGCCGGTTCCGAACTCACCTGTGTGTTTCTTGACAAGATACCGGGAACCCTCGAGTTTTGCAAAAGACTCAAATTGAAGGACCCCAACCTGTATTTCGATGCGTATGTCCACAATGGGCAGCATGTGAATGCGTCTTACGGGTATCTGAAGGCAGGCGTTCCTGCAACGGTCGAGGAGTATACGCCGCTGCTCAAAGAACTGTACGCTGTCGGTTACGACAAAAACAGCATCGAAGTATGCCAGGATTTCAAATTCTGATGTAAAAAACGCATAGAAAGGAAACAAAACATGGATAGTAGTTGGAAAAATCTTCAGATTCGCATGGAGGCTGCTTGGAACATGCGCACAACCCCTAAAACCAAGCGTCCTAAAACCGGTGATATCATCAGCAGCGCACATTCCCTCGATTGGAATAAAAAGAAGGTGCGGCAGCTTCAGCAGCAATGGAACGATGAAGTAACCAAACTTGTGACCGACCGCAACAAAGCTATTTCGGATGTCATGGTTGACATTCTTGCCCTTATTCAGATGGATGTAAAAAGCGCTTCCTCTGTTCTTATCAGTCAAGAGACGGCAGAAATGGTCTGGGAAAAGGCGTATGAGCGTGGTCATGCAAATGGGTTTTCTGAAATCTATTACGCCATCGAGGACTACGAAGAATTGGTTATCGAAGCTCTGAAAGGAAAAAGGTGAAAAAATGGAACTCGAAGAATATCTACAAAATAACAATGTAACCCTTTGGCGAAATAACCGTGCATTAGGACCTCAAAAGACGAAATCTCTTGCGGATTTTGATTACGCAGAAGGGCTGGAAAACATTACGGGAAAGATGGTTTGGATTTGCGACTATCGAGCAAACGCAGACCCGACCAAAAAGCCAATTCGTGGAATTGAGCCCACTCCGGTGGTGGTAACGGATGCCAAGGAGACGAATAAGATTATTTATTATTCTCCTATTTATTTCCGACCTGTAAAGAACGGTCATATTATGTCCAAGGTGATTGCTCCAATGGATAATACAGGCTATCGGGGATACACGGGTGAGTCTGTAAACATCTTCTACACGGTTGAAGACTGCGTAAAATGCTACCGTGAACGGTACTGTTGCTTCTAA